AAAGATATGGTGGTGGCAGATATCAAAGCCTGTTTCAACTAAAAATAAATCTAATGTTCCTCTTATGAAATTAGTGTCAATAGTTTTTCTGACTTCTTCAAGTGCTTTTCTACAAATTATTAAAAAGGGTTCTTTTGAAGATGATACTCTTTCCAGGAGATGATGTATCTGTGATACAGACTCTATTGTTCCGTCTATCAAAATAACATTAACTGCCTGTCTATTCCACGAGTTATTTTTAGTTAATAATAGTTGTGGAACTTCTATCTTTATTGAATTCCCGCTTGCTTTTTCGAAATATGTTTCTGAAGTGTTGGATTTTTCAATATTAATTGATTCCCCAATTTCCATCGTAGTGATTATTTCTTTTATTATTTTTGAAATATCTTTACTAAATCCTGCGCTATCGATCATTTTTTTTAAATCATTTATGTTCATCTTTCTAAGAAATTCATTCAAAAATATTGCAGTTTTCACTATATCACTTCTGACACACTCTATACTCTCCAGTCTATCTTTTTTAGTCTTTAGACCTTTAAAAGTATCTAGATAGTGAGATAAAAATCTAAGTGAAAGATTTCCTGTTCCAGCAACTGTTGATTCTGATATTATTGTTTCATTTACAATAAGTTTTAGAATAAGATTATCTAAGTTTCCACCTCTTATTTTTGTCATGTATACTAGATTTTGAACAAGGTCTTCAGATATTGAATTAGTTAGATTGTTTATGCAATTCTGATATGTTAGATCATCTATTTTATTTTTAATTTTTCCTACTGAACTTGCTATTTTAGACCTATCATGTATGTTATAAGCCATATACTACGAATCCCGCCAGAGATTATTTGCTGCAAATACTAGAATCTCCTCTGCACTTTCCTCACTATATTCATATTCATCCATTAGTGTTTTCATCATTTCGCTGTATTTCTTTTTCTGGTCTTCATCTCTAGATTTGCTTCTAGTGACAATTCTAGCGATATCTTTGACAGATGTTATGAGATATGACTCAATTGCTTCCTTTAGCGGTCCGTATGATCTGTAGTCTATTTTCTCCCCTCTTCTCATTTTGGCAAACATGTAAGCAGTAACATCGCCTCTAAATCCTTCACATGCGCTACCAACTATTCCTATCTGTTCTTCAATAGCACCCATAAATTTTTCATCTGGCTCTCTCTCTTCTTTTGTTATTCTATCTTTCATTATTGTTCTATTTGTGTAAGATTCTGCATTATCAAGGTATGAATCAAAAAGAGACTGGGCTTGTTCTTCGTATGCAGAGATGAATGCTTTAGCAATTTCATTTTCTAGTATTTTGAGATACTCTTCTCTAATTATTTTTTGAATTATTTCAAGATATCTCTCTTTGTCATCTTCATTTATAACCTGGTCTTTTACCTGCTTTATAAGTGAATCCATAATCGATATCGGTGTTATCATATTTTTTTCTGAATCTGAAAGGGCTGCATCTATTGATTTCATGATAAATCTTGTAGAAATTCCTTTCATTCCTTCTCTATTTGACTCATCTCTCAGATCTTTTATATCTACATTCTTAACCCTGCCTTTTTCAATGACATCTTCGCCGTTGTAGATTTTCATTTTTGTCAAAAGATCACATTTTTGAGATTGCTGGAGTCTTGACATTACTGAGAACATTGATGCAACTTTTAAAGTATGGGGTGCTATATGGGCATCAAAATCAGACTTACCAATGATTTTTTCATATATCCTTATTTCCTGATCTAGTTCGAGAACATATGGAACATCTATCTTGACAATTCTATCAAGAATTGCTTCATTCGTATGTTCACTCTGGAATCTATTCCATTCAGACTCATTACAGTGAGCAAGAATTACGCCATCGAAATAAATCATATCATTTTTTCCAGGTGACGGAATTCTCTTTTCCTGTGTAGCAGTTATGACTGTATGAAGAAACTCTATTTCATTCTTAAAAATCTCTATAAGTTCAACTATACCTCTGTTGCCAACATTGAATGCACCATTTAGAGACAAAACACGCGGGTCATCTTCGGGATATTTATCTAGTTTTGAAATATCCTCGGTCCCTATAAGAACACCTACATCCTGTGAATTTGCATCCATCGGTGGGACTGAAGCTATGCCGCGTCGTGCTCTTTGGGAAAAACTAGTCTCTTTGACATTAAAATTTTCATATTTCCCCTCTAGCTCTTCCATTAAAATATAGCGAGCTACTGGGCTGATGTCACCTTCAATTTTTACGCAAAGTGCCTCTTCAAATTTTTCCCTAAGATTTCTAGGTATAAGCTGTAAAGGTTCGCCCCTCTGGGGATCTCCAACAAGGTGAAAAAATGTTGAACCCTCAAGAGAACTCTTAATATGCTCTGTCAGATCTGATTTTCCTGCACCTACCGGTCCCATTAGGAGCAATACCTGCCTAGATTCCTCACCTCGCTTAGATGCAGAAGCAAGAAATCTCATTAGTTTTGATATTACATTTTCCATTCCGAAAAACTGATCTTTAAAATAATTGTATACCCTTACGTTGTCTCCGCCAAATATATTTGATTTTCTTGGATCACTATCAGGCATAACTTCCATACCCTGTTCTATTATGCAGCCATACAATCTTTTGTGAGAAGTTTTTATAATTTCTGGATTTTCTCTAATATGGTCCAAATATTCAATAAATGTCCCACTAAAGCGAACTTCTTTCTTTTTAGATCTTTGATCTCGAATTATTTTTAAAAAATCAGATTTAGACATTGTATCTCCATGTTAATTATATCAAATTTCCCAGGGTTCATCTTCAATAATTGTGAAAAATTTTACATCTTTATTCCACAATACTCTAATAGAGTTTACAACATTATCTGCATAGTCTAGATCTAGATCTCTACCATCGTGTATATGCTCTAGTATTAGATCACCATTAGTTGATATATTGGATACTATAACCCTTGGGATCGAATTGTCACCTATATTTTTAATTAAATCATCTCTAACTTTTTCCCAACCAATTCCGTCAGATATTTCATCAATTGTTCTTCCATCCTTCTTTCTTGAGTATGAAAATAAGTTTAAATTTTTAAAATCTTCATACTCAAGGTACATTCTAACTGCCGAGACATCCTCGTGGACTTCTCTGATAAAGAAACACTCCTCTATCCCTCTCTCTTTTTCAATTTTATTAAAAATATGAAAGCCAAGGTGATACGGATTAACTGACCCTATGTGTGGTCTAATTACCTGATTGTGTGATTTTAGAAATGGAAGATGAAATTTTTGTGGCAAATCTAGATTATGCAAAAGCTTATAATGCCAAAAAGATGCCCACCCTTCATTTAAAATTTTTGTTTTAATTTGAGGTATAAAATACTCAGATTCATCTCTAATAATGCTTAGTATATCAATTTCCCAATCTTCAAAGTGATTTCCGTACTCTATCAAAAATGATAAAAAATCATCATCTGGCTGCAGAAGCCTTCTCTTTAAGTCTGGTTTTAAAATATTTTTATTATTTTTATTATTTTTCTTATTTTTCTTATTTTGATTGTATTTTGAAATAACTCTGCTCTTTACCTCATCTCGTGTCAATCTTTTTCTATTGTTTCTATTTATTTGAAATTTAATTGCGTGAATTGCATCAAGAAATCTTTCAACTTTTTTTAATCCAATGCTAGGGTCTTCGCTATATTTTTGTATTCTCTTTCTAGCATTTCTAAATCTAGATGTAACAGATTCCGGTCTGGTGTCCGAAAACATCCTGTTATTTTTAAAAAAATCAGAATGGCCAACGCAGTGTGCCATGATCAATATCTGCAAATATAGAGGATTTTGTCTCATAAGGTATGCTATTGATGGATTAGAATTTATTATCAGCTCGTACGGTAGCCCCTCTGCACCTAGATTATACATTTGGTGTGTTCTCTCAAATGACTTTCCATATGACCAGTGCTGATAGTGGCTGGGCATTCCATGATATGACATGTGACCTATCATCTCATAATAATCACATATCTCGTAGTTTATAGGATACCAGTCGAGAGATAACTCTTTTGCAAGCTTGCAAATATTATCATCCCATTCCTGCAAATCTTTAATTTTCCAATCCACTGGAACCCCCTAGTATTCTTTTAAATTCGTGCCACACATCTACCTTTTTCTCCAGGTGTGCAATTTTAAACTTTTGGTGATTTATTGAACCATAGTCGGCAACAATTGTATTATTGTTGCTCCAGTAATCACCGACACCGTGTGTAGTTTGAATGTAGGCGTAGAGCTGACACATATCTGCCAGCTTTAAAGAAAGATTTGCTGATTTTTTATTATCAGAAGGCCAGTTATCGCCATCCGAACAATGAAAAGCGTATATATTCCACGTGTCTGCGTGGTATCTCTGAGAGCAGATATCTATGCATTTTTCCAAAGCTGACGAAATGATAGTTCCGCCTGAACTCACTCTCTGAAAGAAATCATCCTCGCCAACCTCTTTTGCTTCTGAGGAGTGAGATATAAATACGATCTCGGTATTTTTATATTTTTTTCTAATAAAGTGGTAAAGTAGAAAAAAGAATGATCGTGCTAGGAATTTTTTATGCTTAGTCATTGAACCAGATGTATCCATCATAAAGAATATGACAGCATTGCTTGTTTTCTCTTTTTGCTTCTTTATGTGCTTGTATTTTAAATCTGACTCGTGAAAAGAAAATGATTCGTCCTCATTTTCTTCACCGGTTGATTTTTTAAATCTCTCTGAGGATTTCTTTCTTCTAATTTTATTTTTTAAAGTTTCTTTCTTTGATAACCTGGGGCGGATACCTTGTGCTCGATGTCCCTTTCTCTTAAACTTATCTGAAACTATATTTAGCATCTTCTTCTTTTCGAGATCTGGAAGCTTGAGATCATCAAATAGGTAGCTGGAAAGCTCTTCAAGGGTTATCTCTACTTCGTACATTTCCTCTCCAGGCTTATTTCCTGGTTTATCTTCACCAGAGCCTGGTTTTCTACCCTTTTTTCTTGCTGGACCTACCTTCTGGCCCCTCCTGACCTCCTTGTCATTTGCTGATCCAACCTTCTTATTCTTGTCATTGTCACCGTATACAAACCTATACTCCTTGATGCCTCTGACGGGTATTTTTATCTTCTTTTTTCCGTTCTGGCCAATTATAGATTCATCTGAGACTATGTGGTGGACACCCTCTCTAATTGCCTTTCTAATCTTATCCTTATGCCTAGATCTGTCAGTTGCAGATCTATCAGCTGAGGTCTTGTGGTGTTTGAATATTGACATGTGAAAAAATCTCTATTACCTAAATCTAAGTATAGATGAATTCAGATAAATTGTACAATTGTTCACAGTCGGTTAAACATTTCAAAAATATGCAGTATTAAATAAATTATAATATATTCTAATCAATACTATGAAGAATCTTAAAGAAATTATATCTCTACCTCTAGATAGAAAAATTATAATAAGAAAGAACTTTCTACTAAACTGTATCATACTAACATTCCTCTCAGCTCTAGTAGCTGTAGGATCTTCTAAGTTTTTATTTAAATATAATCTCCCAGTTGACAACTTCGTCACTCTAGAGACATCAGGCACCCTAGAGATAATTTGCGAGGATGAATTCTTAGATTCGGGAGTTCTTTCACATATAGAGTGCGAAAATGAAATATATGAGATCTACACCTCAAGGGCGTCTGCTGGAGCTCTATCTAGGGTCGGCGGTGTCACCTATCTTCTAACTGCTGATCACTTTTGTGATACAGACGACATGACTAGAAATATTCCGCCAGAGATGACAGATTCAATTAGCATAAAGAGAAAAATATACAAAGATGGAAATGAGTACGAGTTTTCAATATTGAAGCAAAATCCAGATACAGATCTATGTCTAATATCCTCAGAAGACTATATTGTCGATGAAAAGCTAAAGCTAGCTAAGTCAATGCCAGAACTTGGCGAGCTCACTACAACTGTATCATCACCGCTAGGTGTATCAGAAGACGGTGTTAGCCTTCATTTCTCTGGTACATTTTCCGGATGTAACAGCACCGCATGCTTTTTTACAATACCTGCCATATCAGGAAGCTCTGGGAGCCTTGTTCTAAATTATGAAAAAGAGGTCATAGGGATAACCCAGAGATCACTTGTCGGCTTTCCCGAGGTTACCATAGGGGTAGGCATCTACGATATAACAGAGTTCATTAGAGAGTACGAGGCAGAGTCTGACATAGATATCACCCCTTAGCCTATATCCTTGACAATCTTTGCAACTACAACCGCAGTTCTATTTCTTTTTTGGCTTCTAGTCGGAGTTACACCTTTTTTATCACCCATCAGGTATGAAAAAGACGGATCACTTTTTCTAATTTTTCTCCACACCTTTCTAAACTTTCTCTTCACGATTCTTCTATCGGGCTCGCTTAGTGACTCTAGCTGTGTGTGTAGCTCAAAACCGTTTAGAGCTGGCACTATTCCCATCTCTATCATTTTAATTTTTGCTATAAGGGTTTTTCTATTCAACGAAATTCCTTTAGAATATTTTATATAATTATATAAAACGCCTGGCGGGTTTACACGAATGAAAATCACATCTGAAAAGTTAATACGAATCATAAGAGAAGAGGTGGAAAATCAAATTTCACCTAATTGTCTGGTCGACGTATCAGTCTCACCGTCACTTGAAAGATGTAATGATAATCTACACATTATTGAAGATTTTTGTAACTTTTGTGCCCAGTTTTTAAAAATAGATCATCCGATCAAGATACTGATATCAGATAATAGAGATGACTCAGGTATAAGAACAACTGCATCGTACGACCCGCAGAATCATAAAATATCAATATACGGAAAAGCAAGGGCAGTAGTTGATATCTGCAGGTCCATAGCACATGAGATGACACACATGTCACAGATGCTTGAAGACAGAATAGAGTTTCCTGTGCAGGATATCGGTGGTGAAATTGAAGATGAGGCTAATGCAAAGGCTGGAGAGATCATAAAGGCCTACGCTCAGAGCGAAGATTACAGAAATTCAATATATGAATCAAGAATATTTAGAAACGGTATCCTGTAAAAATCAATAGAGATCAAGGATCTTTTTCAAATTCAGAATCACCCCAATCTTCCGAACTTCTGTACTCTTTTTCAAATTCCTCAGCACCCCAGCCTGTCGCTCCGGGTTCGCTTTGCCATCTTCCAGCCTGGCCAAAAAAGTTGTCATATACAGCTCTATCAGCACTTTCATCAATTGAAAAGTGAAGATGAGGCCCAGTTGATTTTCCAGCGCAAGGTTCGTCTTTTGTCCCACCAGACAGACCAATAAGGCGTTCTTTTCCTATAGTATCACCCACCTTTACACTCACACTAGAAAGATGAGCATATCGTGTCGTTGTGAAATCCAGCCCAGTGTGTGTAATCTTAACAAAGCAACCCCAACCTGTATGCGGACTAGAAACCCCGGCTACCTCCGCCACTGTGCCAGGTCCTACTGCGTAGACAGGTGTTCCAGAAGAGACCGGAATATCCACGCCATGGTGCATCTTGTACCTGGTCATGTCAGTTGGATCATGTCTTCCGCCAGCATCAGATGATACTTCAATATGATTAGTCACAATAGGTGGATTGAGTCTAGAATCCTTATTATCACCAAGCTTATAGCCAGCAGCAGCACCAACAGCTAAAACACCATACTTTTTAATTGATCCTTTCATTGATGACAGCTTTACGCCGCGTCCCGGCTCTGGCACCCTATAAATCGATGTTGTTAGATTTCTATTGTATACTTTTTCACTAACTACTTTTTTTTTTGATAATTCTTCTAAGATTAGTGACTCTATGGTGTCCAATAGATTTCTTGTTATATTTTCATTCGCGGGCTTAGGCGGAACATATCTTGTGTTAGAGTCGTTTCCTGGATCTACCCACTGTAACATTCGCTTAGGTGTCTGCTTTCCTTTTTTGTATTTTGCAGTTTCATATTTTTCGTGATTTAAATTCTGCATCACATTGTCAATTTGCTTCATTATGCTGGAACCAAGTGCATTCTTGTGTGGCCTATAGAGCTTCCGTGTTGTACCATTTCTAAGAACAACTTTTAATTCATCCCACAGCGATTCCTCCATTTTTTTGATAATGTTATTAACAACTTTCAAACTATCAGACATGCTCTTCGCGAATTCCGTGCTATGCCAGTCTTCACTACCGTGACTCTGGTAATTTTTTATCTGAGCTCTGAGTTGCTTCTTGTAGGCCACAAGTATATTATAAACCTGTTTCACCTGTGACTCAGCCTCGCTTATCTTCTTAAGCTTTTGAACATCTAGCCTAATCTCTTCTATGTTCTCAATGGAGGTGACCTCCGTTTCTTTGAATATAGAGGTATAATCAGTAGGCATACCATTGTACTTACCCCACCTGATTGTGAAACCTTTTTCACTATCGGGCACAGCTAAATTTGCAGCATTTACCTTCGAGAGAACCTCTTTGTCAAATAGTCCAAGTTTCCTATCTACAGACTGGAACTTGCGTCCAGCATTAACATATGCTGCCGGAAGTCGAATGTTGAATGCTACCTCACCATCACCGTCATATCTTACTGGCCACAATTTCGTTACTAGCTTCTTATCTTTGTCAATTTTGCCACCGACAACCTCTGGGTCCCTTACTTGAGCACCGCCGTCATCGTCACCACCACCTTCAGCCTCCACGACTTTTGCCTTGACTTCGGCGTAGGTGCCTATATTATCCACAATATAGTCGAATTGTGACTTGCTATCACCTTGCATATACAGCTCTTTTCCGTCACCATCAGAGGATTTGATATTGATAGATGGCTTCTCGCCCTGCCCAATATAATATTTAATAGTCCAGGGCTTGGCTCCCTTTAGCTTATTTCCTGATAAAGCCTGTATATCAACATCAGCTGTTGCCACAAAGACATCAGGTCCGTCTTTCGCGGCTCGTTTCCATTCAAGATCCTTGCCCCACTTCTTTGCTTCTGCAGCCTTTATAATGAAGCTTATCCCGATATCTTTCAAAGATTGAAGCTTGTTCACAGCATCAAGATACGTCTGGATGCTTTCCCACTGCCCTGCATCGAGCATGGCCGCCAGCTGGGGAGACAACTGAGGCAAGGCTTTAGATGCCTCCAAACAAGCGTACAACACTGCAACCCATGCAGTTTGCGGGTCTGAAACTAGTGAAGATATTTTATCAGAAGCTTTAAGCTTTTTGACATGGTTAATAAATGAACCACCCCCAGCAGGGACAACGACGTTGCGTAAACTGATTTCTGTCCCGCCTGCTTTTATATAAAGTTTACCTGTCTGACCTACTCTGTCTAATAATACAGTGAATAACTTTCCGCCGTCAGTCAGAGTGCCACCTGGCGTCGTGATCATCTTGACTAGATCAGCTACAGTGCCACCTGCTGTAGCCGTGTCACTCTTAGTCTGTTGTTCCACCGGCTCACTTACAGCGGCTTTGACTGTTTTATTATTATCGCCTTTTCCAGGCGGGTATGTATCCCGTAGCCATTTCTCAAAAGCGATGTTGCCCTTCGTGGTACCTATCGACGCGAGCCGTTCTTCTGGGTAGCCTAGATTTTTCGCCCAAGTTTTTCTTGTATCAGAGTTCTGCAAAGAGCCACCCCACTGCAACCCATACTCTTGGGTTATAAGACTATGGAGACCCTCATTCAGAGACCCTTTGTTTCTTCTTATTATTTCTGATCTGACTAGTTCTCTAAACTGTGATTCTGTTATATTCATGTTTTTAAATTCTCACTTGAGTTTTCAATTCGATAAAATTATTTTAGTGATAAGAGGCATCATCTTCTCAGGCGTCTGCGGAATATTCTTTGTCTTGGTCTTCTGACCATTCCCAAGCCAATAGAGCATCATAGCCCGTCTGGGGCCCAGGTTTTCGCCCGTAAATGCAGCCCCAGGCAGCTGCTCGTCGTTAGCGTCGAACTGTGCTTCTCCAAGATTGTCCACCACGAGCCTCTTAAAAAAGTCAACGTAACCTGAACCATCTTTGACTATGCCTGGGCAGTTATCATCACCTTCAGTACATGTAGCCCTTTTATAAAATGCAACCGCTGCTTTTCCATTTTTAGACTCTGTAAGTGCATTACTATTTCTTGTAAACCAGGTATTAACCCATCCAGCCACCGCCGCATTATCCCAAGTCCCAGCCTGAAGATCAATTACCGCCACACCATCATCTACAAGCGTAGCAACAAGTGCGGCATGCGGGTTTGCGCCGACCAGGTCAGTACCAGGCTCGGGATCACGTGTAATTGCGGCACCAACGGCTGAAGAATCTTCTGCATTAGCGTATGGATTGAAGCCCTCTGCAGCGTAGAACATCGCAGAATAGCCCAGACCAATCTCTTCGACATTTGAATCTATTTTTGATAGCAGACTTGTACAGTTATCTCCTGCAGCAAGAGAATCTGAAAGATTCGCCATCGCAGCTACTGTCTTTTCTACCAGACCCGATACACCACTCTCTGCAGCTATGAGCTCATCTTCTGCCTCTTCAAAACTATCAGATCTGGTCGGCGGCCCTTTATGTGCGACGTAATCTCTGATGTTCAGAACATAAAATCTTTCTTCTATGTCTTGAAAGATTTTTAAAAATGCTTCTCTTATTTTTAACTCTGATTCCACTTGACCCCTTATATTGGCAGCATCCGATGCTGACACACCCAGCAGCTTCAGCCCATCGACAGCCACCCCGACGGCTGCTGGAACAATATCCCAAAAGGATTCAAATGCTTCAATGAAAGATTCTGCGTCTTCTTCTGAAGCGTCGGTATTCTTAAATGCTGCTGATACATCTAGTATTGTTATCGGGGTCTTTTTTGCACCGTGCGGCTGAGGCATCGCAGCGATCCGTTCAGCTACCGTACTAATTTGGCTCGCCGCTGATTGGAGAGCATGGCGGCCATCGGCACCCAGATACGCGTCCGTGCTGATGATATTCCCGGCTGTGTTTTTCTCAGCGGGTGATCCAAGGAGAACATGGATCAAACTAGTTCTTCCAATACTTTTTACAACACTGTCAAGTGCTGCCGTGAGCGCCGGCATACCCACCCGATCTTGCTGAACCCTCCCAGTCCCTGGGTCGAATAGGATGAACGCACCGCCGATCGCTAGCATGGGAACTGGCTTTTCCATACCCGTGCACTGTACACTAACTGACTGAACAAATGATTGATCTGTAGATATATCATACGCATCATTGTAAGTTTTCACACTTAGACATTCTCTTAAAAATTTCGTAGAACCTTTGTCTCCAAGGCCTAAAGCCGATGATGCTCTGAATAAAGTATTATCTAGAAGGGAGTCTCCAGGGCTCCAACCAAACACCGTTTCCCAAATGTAGTCATCAAGCGAAACTGTGCCGACCAACATCAGCAATGATGCCCACTGTTTTGGATCCCATTTAAGTTTTGCGAAGCCGTCGAGCGTGTAGTCTTTGGAATACTTCAGGTTCTGGGCATAATCAAATCCAGATTTTTTGGGTGTATATACAGGCTTGACGATCCCAGTCACTGGGTCTGTGACATCTGTCATTTGATGCCTTACAGATACAGCATGATCAAGAAAGGTATCAGGACTATAGTGAGCCGCTTCACCGCCTGGACCTTTTATTGCCCAAACCTTGTTTGGAGCTGGGTTGTCAGCAAGACCGTGCAAAGGATGACCGGTAGGCACGGTCCGCTTCACGATGATTCCATCATCTACAAACTGGTTAAACATCTTGGTATGTGGGCTTCCGTATACCTGGCGGATTCTTGTGCTTGCAGCATTGTCAAGTAGTCCCTGAACGGTCTTTGGGCTGACCATCTGTTTACGAACATTATGAAACCAAGCCTTGGATATTGGGAACGAAACCCATGCAGCCTTGTTTATTACTGATAGAAGATGTTTTTTCATAGGAGTCCAGACAATATTCCATCTTGCTCCCTCATTTAAAACATTTTTACCAGGGTGGGATGTATCATAAGCTCCGTACGCAGATAAAATTCTCTCTCTAATGAACTGTCGCAGCACTTCTTCAGAAATTTTATACATAATAAAATTCTCCATATAAATTACAGTTTTCTAAAATAATTATTATCAAGCAAAGGTTTAATCCAATAACAAGGTAAAACTACCTACATGCAGAAAAAAGGTAAAAAATTATTAAATGAACTAGCGTGGCTAGCATGGCTAGGGAGGGGTGCACTCTCAGCAGCAAAACTCCTAGCAATAGAACAAGCTTTGCATGGTGCCGTTAAGTTTCATGGAAATCTCGATGAGTCAGAAGAAGCGGCCCTTATAGATTTTTTTAATAAATACAGCTGGGATATTCAAAATGTACAACGGTTGTTTTGGGTTGAGCTAGAAAACACTATACGAGCATCACCCTGGCAGCTATTTACCAACCTTGGGTTTGGTTGGGACTGTTCCGTGCCGCCAAAACCTGGAGAATCACCCGCGCCAATTGACACAGATAGCAGCGGTAGGGGAGGCGACCCCGCAGAGATACTAGGCGAGAGTATAAAGATATCAAGAGTATTCCTTAGAGAATCTGCCCAGATCTACGGTGGCGGAGAATCAATGTCTGATATGCCTGAAAGATCTTTGACAATGAATGTAAAGTTTGATAATCATCTGTATGGCACTGACAAAACATATTCTAATGATGTTTACTGGATAGAATCTGGAAGAACTGAGCTTGGAAAAATTCAAAGGCAAGGTGATCCATTTACGTACGAAGACAATTATGACGGAACCTGGCGTGTTGTATCAGCGCCTTCTACAAAAAAATTATCAATAGGTGCTACAATACCAGATCCAGCTCTGCCCGTAGATGATAATATTGAAGACACTGGGCAGATTCGTGACTGGGGAACTCCTCAGCAGGCAGAGGATGAGGGAAGAATTAGTTGTGGAAAAACATTTGATGAACTTAAAAGTGCTGCTCTTGTAAAAAAGGCTCGCATTCTATCCGGGGTAGCCCTGGGAACTGTAGATGGTATGGGTCTCAGGGCACTAAACTATATTGGATGGGATGGATCGAGAAGTCAATTTGAAAACTGGTCAGATGTAAACAAGCTTGCATCTAGAAGAAAATTCGCACGATTTTTAACAAGACCTTCTGCTAATATTGAAAAATATATTCGCGGCGGCAGAGATGGCGGCTGTAAGAACAGGCTTGCTACTGTAATACTCATGGCAAATGTTCTTATTGAGAACTCCATTGCTGCAGCAGCTGAAAGAGTTGCCAGCGGGGAAGACCTGTCTATAATAAATTATATTCAGATCAAGACTGGAAAAAGAATCTCTGCTGCTAGAGAGATTTCAAATATTGGTGTAAATACTTCAAAAACTGGCATAGTCGATCTCGTTAAATCAAAATGGGAGCCTATTGCAGATCTCCCACCCTATGATGATCTTGACTGGTCCAACCACCTGGACGGGACCATCTTCAAATTCTGGACAGATTCAGATGACAGATGCGGTAGAAGATTCGATCCTTCAAAGTCCTCAGTAGAAAAAATTCAACATACGCTTGGTATGGAACTGGGCAAGGAAGCGGAAATGAGTGTGGAGGAGAAAAAAGCTGAGAGAATCCGACGTGCGGAGGAGGAAAAACCCGAAGTTGTTTCAACAACAGCAGTACCATTTATTGGTGATGCGGAGGAAATTCGAGGCAAGTTATACGGTGAGTTAAAACCATGTCCCTCTATTTTCTACACATGCAGGCCTCAGATATATCCCTTCCCTGTTGATGGAAAGTCTGTAAGAAAATTCATGACTGGTGTGGGCGTCGCAGCAAATCAATTTAACGGAACCAGATCTGCATTTATACCAACAAGTGCTGGTAGAGCCTTGCAGGTGAAATGTAAATACAAGCCCACTGGCAAGGAATTTCACCAGCCAGATACACTAAAGATCAATCCTCTCTCTAGTGACGATGACTGGGAAATAATATCCCCTCATATTCGAGTTGATCCTGAATCATGGGAGGGTAGGATGGCCTATGGCGGCGCACAGAGATCTGGAGACTTCGATTTTGAACAACAATTAAATATTCTTGCCCAAAAGTGTAATGATGACTGGGAGTATGAGACATCAGACTTGCTAATTAAAGAAACCATGCTTGTTCACGCGCTGAGTGAAGTCTTATCTATAGAGAATGACTAATAGCTTATAAAAATCATTCTGCTATTAGAATCTACAAATCTTGGATCATCAGTTTTTCCTACAACATTGCAATTCTGATAGTCCTCTTGTACTGGGTCAAGAAAGTCTCGTGCCAGCATATCTCCAACACTGCCTAGAGCAGTTCCAATATAGTCAAGCTGTTCTCGAGGAAATGCCATTTTATACCTACACTCATAAATTCCAAACATTGCATTGTCAGAATCAGCAGTGCCAATCCTAGTCTGCTCATCATGAATTTTCTTAGCCCAATCAATTGCATATCTTTCTGTATACCAGTATGGACTTACAAATTCTGGCATAGCACTAGGGGGCTCACCATCACCCAATTCCCATTCATCGGGTGGCTTGTACGCCTGAAGAACATATTTTATATTTTCCTCTCCCGACAGACCGTGTTTTAAAAGTCTATTTGCCAACCACGTAACCTGAGGTTGATAGCTTCCCCAGGCCTTTGAAGGCTCTGGTCCCCACATTAATCCGGGAAACATTGCGAAATCTTCGTGAATTTTATGTTGCCATGGATCCTTAATCATAGTAATGTTTGATAACTCGATTCGTTTTTGTTTATCAAAAAATTTATGAATAGCCTCATAATAGCTAGATGTCTCTAGATCAGATGATTGCACAAACTTCTTTCCAGATAAATTTCCACTAAAGTCTGATCTTGCAGGCGGCGCTTGGACAAGCTTAAGATCATGAGTAGTGGCTGCTCTCTCTGGGGTATCTGCTACCCAGTCACCTAGCTCATATGCCCATGTAGGAAGAGGAAAGTGCCCGCCTTTCCACTCATCTTCTATCTCTTCGCCCGCAGCAACTGCTAGTTTCTTCGCAAGTTCAGGCGATGCTTCAAGAGCATCGTATAGCCATCCCGGCATCGGAATGTGACGGCCCTCCCACTCATCTAGTAACGGGTCTAGTATATATTTATCAATTTTCTTCGCGCCTGCCTGAACTGCCTCGCCTGGTGCATTGGCAGCTTGGCCCAGATTAGCACCTACCCGACTAGCTGTCGTATTTATATTAGGATCCCCTGTTATCCACTCCCAGGCGTCATTATCCCACTGCCACTCATCCTCGTTGAGAATTTGAAAGCTTTTTGAAACTTCTTCCTTGATAATTCTTTTTAAATAGCTCTCTGAGAATTTCATTACTATGCCTTGTAAATTTGAAAAAATCTATATACAATTAATTATGTTTAAACAAATACTATTTCTCGTTTTCTTTACTTTTTCAACATTGTCAAGTAGTGCTTTTGCACGAGAAAAAATAGAAAATTATCATGATAAACTATTTGACAATGTTGAATTTACTCAATATTCGTATGGTGATATTAAAATATATGCTGAGTCTCCACAAAAAGCTGAGATAGTTATTGGAATATTGCCAGCTGTACTAGAAAGTATTAACTTTCACAATATGAAGCCGTGTAAAGATCTAAAGGTTGAACTATATCTTCTTGATGATAAAGTGCTTTTAGACAGGGATGTAATGCATTTTTTAGACTGGCAGAGGTGGAACGATAAGGATATTTGGGGGTCATATGACTCTTTTCACAGTGGTGATACTGCTGAGCTTTATATTGGAATTGATCAACCAAGTGAAGGTATTTATGAGACAGTTGCACATGAATTCTATCACTACAAGCAGGATGCTATGTGCCTGTATAAGAGTGAGTCACCTGCACATACATTTGGAAAGAGATTTGTAAGCTCTCTATAGGGTCTTTATAAATGCCCTACTAACCTTAACTAGCTTTTTCCTGTCGTGAGATTCTTTTTCAGAAGGCTTGTCTTTCTCTATGGCTACACTAACCGATGATTTTCCTAGATTTGTCGGTGATCTATCGAAGAATACCTGTGTAGATCCGAAACCTTTAAATGCTCTTACATTGACATTAGACTCTATTAGATCAAATATGATATTTGCTATATCTTTTTTAGATTCTTTTCCCATTAATCAGTAGTCTTCTGGACACATATCGTTCCCATCAGGTGCCCCTCCGCCTGAGCAAGTTTTTCCTGGAGCTGGAGGTGTACCACCTCCGCCTCCCCCGCCTGGTGTGGGAACTCCAAGAACAATAGCTGTTAATTCTGCAGCGTATTTTACAATTTCAGACTCTGCATTAAGTAAAAATTCATCCCACGAAGATGTGCAAATTTTAGCTGATACCTTCTTAACAGCTTCTTTTGCTTGGCTTGTCTTCATTATCTCCTCAATTGTCTGAGCTGAAAGTATAGCCTCAAGCATCTCATCATTTATGACCAACCCTATGAGTCGATGTTTTTGTACGATGGCGGATATGCTCCTTACCTTTCTTGCCCTTGCTACAGCACCAGATGGCCCTGTGATTATATCATATATAACACCTCTTACAAAAGCATCTGCAACTGCATCGCAACCCTTGTGGCCATATTCAGGAACAGTCGTCGACCAGTGCTCTATTACACCTACCCAGTATTTGGAAGGTATATTTTCAAAACCGCCTGCAAGAACATTTCGTAGATGTTCACTTTCAACGCCTACAGATTTTAGAAAGTGCTTTGTAGAACCTATCTTTATAGCCATTCCTGCGTAGCCAAAGTACGGACGAACCTCCTCATCTGCAGCAATTGTATGTAATTTATCAATTACATTCGCATCAAATGCATCCATGTATTTTTTATATGCTTTACCTTGTCTAAGCCTATCAACCTTTGGAACGTACTCATCATCATCTTCTAGAAGTGTCGCTAGATCTCTTTTTTCATCTAGCATGAGCTCTTCTTTAATAATTTTTTCAAGTATTAATTTTCTTATTTTCATTTTAAAATTCCACTAGTTAAAAGATCTTAGAAGCACTTACAGCAGCTGCCATTAAAAACTGAACGATTGCAAATACTGTGATTGCCTTGGTTTTAAATGCCCTAAGATCTTCGATATCTTTAACATATCCTTGAAGTTGAGTGGGAGATACGACCTCGTCTATCTTCTCTTTCCAGACTTTAATGTCATCCACCCTGTCCTCTCTTTCGCGCATACGAGCAATTTCTTGCTTGAGCTCCTGAATCTCTGAATTCAGAGACTGAATACTTGCAGCAAGAGTTGTAAGCTCTTTAAGAACTAACTTTGAATACTCATTCCATCCATTTTGATTATCATTCATCAAGATCTCCTTTTATAATAGCACTGTACAAAGAATCATTCTTTACCCTTTTAATCAGATCACACTCACTACTTTCAATATCTTTGCAATGATGCTCAAGTGCTGCTGCTAGATTAACAAAAGATGTAACATTCATTGAAATTCCAAAAACCATATTTGATATACCTTCTGCGGGTATCAGCTTTGTTAAAAAAGTAGTATCATTATCTAAAATAGTGTATGTTACGCACTCGCCTGAAAGCGCTCTTTTGTGCATTTCTATATTTTTATCTTTGCTCGCATCGGAAAAAATATCATAAACTGATATTTCTTTTTTTATCTCCTGCCCGTTTTTAGATATAAATTTTAAATTTTCATCAACAATCCATGCATCCATCGGTATGGGAAAATCATTGCAAAACTTATCAAACAAACTTATTATTTTCAACCTGACAGAGTCTCTATCTACCAGTGTCTCTGTTAGCATTTTAATTCTTTCAATGTTAGTTCTAAGTTTCATATTTTCCTAGTACGGATAAATTCCCGCTATCATCATGGCTACTCTAATTGCTGATTCTGGATTGGAAGCCCACGACGCTGATTCTATTAGATCTTTTTTAGATATTCTTCCCATATCGTATAGTGAAACAGCTTCAATCATAGCTCTTGTAGTTGTGTATACCTTTCCCTTGTATCGTCTCTTAAGTTTCCTACCCTCGCTCATTATTTTATAATTCCTGGTCAAATTATCAGATTTTTCAATTGTATTTTCTAGATTTTTTATTGATTTTTCCAATAGCTTCATACTTTTTAAATAGTCAGATATCTGTACGTTAACCGGAACTTCCTTTCCATTCTTTTTGATACTTAGATTTGACAGTGCTACAAAAGGTTTATCAAGAAATAAATTGCTATCGGTCCCTTCTGGCCACCCAAGGGAAGTCTTGGATTTAGAATGTTTCTTCTTTGATTTTTTATTTTTTTTTGTAGACATTGTTTTAAAACTTACATAAGGTTTCTAACGACACCCAGCAATGCTTCCTTTGTTACCGAGCATGATGTTGACTGTGCGAGAGCTACGACTGCCTTGAGTGCTTCATCCCTGGATAGAAACGTATTAGATGTAAATACTTCATTTCCCAAATTATCATAATAGTAATCATCATTGTCAATAAAGTTACTCATCTCATCTGGCAAGTCATGAGATTCTAGTTCATAATCAGCTTCTTCAAAGGGCAGAGTCGAATCCATATATTCATCATCAGACATGGAACCTCCGCAGCCGCAATCTTCATCAAGTCTTGTACTCTCTTCTAGTATTAACCTAGCAAGATCACTTCTCTTTAGTATCATTTTACACCCTTGAAACATAATAATGTTTATGTGTATATGTATTTGACAAAATTATTTTTATCTCACGCGAGTAGTGAAAGATACCGTCAGTTTTTTAATAATTCTAGATAGATAATCAAGACAAAGATTTTCAATCTCATCTCTTGATAGCCACATCGCCCCTTCATGCTCTACGATACCAGTCTCTGGGTTTGGTAAAATTTCAACATCGCTATTTGAAATTGCTGGGTAGATTATTAAATTTTTATCACTGTATGGCTTTCCAATAATATCTTTTCTAGATATTAAAATTCCTGATTCTTCAAAGCACTCCCTTATTGCGCAGTCTAGTGAACTCTCTCCAGGCTTTATCTTTCCCTTTGGAATATCAAAAATTCCTTTCTTTTTTACTCTTGTCTCAATTGGTGCAACAAGGCCAAGGAATCTAATATTGCCATCGGGAAAAATCTTTCCGATTAAAAACCCTGCACCATTTTTTTTCAACGCTCTTCAGCCTCATCATATTGGTATACAGGAAATCCTCCCTGCATTGCACGTGCATCATCACCGTCCGCCTGCAGAGATGCAGCCGGAGAGACAAAACCTTGCTCATCAATATCTTCACCATCTTCATCTTCTACATCTGATTCAGAAAACATGGGAAAGTCACTATGTTTAGAATGTACAGGAATAGTAAACTGTTCTTCTATTATTTTATTGATTATTTTAATAATCTCAGACCTCTTTATTTTCACTTTCTTCTCCGTGTGTCAACGAAAATAAATATCCTAAATTAAGATAATTTTATTTAGTATTTATAACTAATTGATCTATTTCTCTTATAACGAGCTGTTTTCTTTCACGGTACGTAGTAATATTACCCTCTAGACAAAGATTATCTGATGAAAAATAGCTATACGGGTTTATCTCAAGCTTGGGAATATCATGGCTCCATATTACAATTGTTAAATAAGTGCTATCCTTACTTTCACTATTATAATTTAAGAAATATGGCGAACCGTTTACGTCGGGCTTGTGAACAATCTCATCTGGAGAATAGCATATCTTAACTTTCTCACCCACGTAAAAAGTTTTTGAACTCGAATTTGCCGCAGCAGTATTGGAAATTAACGAGCTCACAATAATGGCGGATATTAATTTAATCATATATTTTAAATCCTTTTATTTTTTTCTTTATATATAGCAACTTCACGGCTATTTTTTATTTTTTTCTAACAATTGTTCTCTTTCCAGAAGAATTTATTTTAACATTGTCTAGTTTTTTACTTTTTCTAGGTTTCTTAATGATGCAGCTATCATAAACAAAAGTTCGATCACCTGGTGCGTTAAACGGAATAGAACAATTTTTTCTTAAATCATCAATTTCTTCCTGATATACCATTTCAGCTTCCCAGCCACTGTAGCCAGGCCAGTCCATAGACATTCTAATTCCGACCCTTTTTCCTTTTGTTGGTTTCACTATTACACGCTCTAGTAGTCTAACGTGAACACGCGGAACAAAGTCACCAGCAATAGACTTTACCAAAACAATGTCTCCAACTTTATAGTTAGGCATTCATATCTCTTTGAGCAAGTAAATTATAACAATTTGTTATCATTTTATTAAAATTATTTTTAAAAAATGTTCTTATCTCAAATTTTAAATAAATGTTCAATAATTTCTTGCTCCGTGAAAAATCTCATGCTGCTGTCATGACATAGGACATGGTAGGTTACTTCACCATCAGAGCATGTTTTATCTACGTTTATTATTAAACCTATATACTCATCTTCTTTTTTTGATGTAGGTCTTCTAAAGCATCCCATATCACCAGTATTTAAAATAGATAATCTAAACTCGTTTAAATCTAAATTCACTACAGCTCGAGACCTCAATTGCTAATTATCAAGCAATATAAAAAAAAACAGATGACATTTTTCATGTCATCTGTTTTAATCTCTAAATTGAAAAACTAGTTAGCTGTAGTCTCACTATCTTCTGTCTCTATGTCAACGTCAACGTCTGTGCTTGAAGCTTCCTCGCCATCTGTAGTAGTAGATACATCCGCACCTGGTGCTTCACTCTCTTCACTTGTTTCACTCTCTGCATCAGCTCCAGGTTCAAATGTACATGTACCAAAAACTGTTGCAACAACCACAGCGCCGCCCACAAGGACAACACTTACCTTCCAATTTGTAAGAAGTTTCTTTAGTTTATCAATCATAATATTAAGTCTCCTTTTAATGTTGATGATCATTAAAAATATATCAAAAATTTGAAATGTTTAAGTTTTTTATCTTTTGTGGCGGTGAGGTCGAATCCATTTTTTATTCTTGCCCTTTCCAGACCAGTGACCATTGACATGTATAGTATTGTGATAATGGCTCTGGTGAGCAAGCGGAGGACCATGATGAAATCTTCTGTATGATTTTCCGTATCTCGGGTGTATCCAATGACCTATAGTCCACTTATTTTGATTCCAGTGACCTTCTATCCATATCCACGTTGTGTGTGTCTTATGTTGCGAATGTATATTTTTTGAATTGCCATGCGCATATGCAGTAGATTCTAAACCCACTGCTGTTAAAATTGCAAATATAACTGCTATTCTCATTTTTAAATTATCCCCTGTAGCATTACTACATATATTATACTGTAGCTCACGCTACATGTATTATAAGCTTGAGAGCAGCAATACATTCAAATTATTTTTAAAATTTTTCTGAAAGAGATCTGTATGAAGAGTATCTAAGACCATATGCATTAGATCCTGTATCCTTATAATTAGGATTCATAATGTGGTAAGATCTTCCATAGTGGCCCCACCCAAGAGCGTGACCGATCTCGTGCTCGATAACTCTTGGTTTATTCGCGTATCCTGGTATCATATAAATCGAAGCAGTGAGTATCACCCTGGTGTCAGATCTATATGCCACACTTGTCACTGCGAGATTATTTCCAATCGGAGTGTCGCTATTTATAATTTTAACCATAATTTCACCGTACTCTGCATCCCGTATGCACTCTGCGTCATTTCTAATAAACTTAACTTCTAGTATTGGATATCCTAATTTTTTCCAATAGCTCACGGCCTGACGTGCCCTTGTCTCTGATATTCCACTCGACTTGCAGAACGTAATCTTTGGTGTTATTATCCAGAAATGAGAAATTTTAGGATCAGGAAAAATTTTAATAACATCAAGAACTATTTGTGGTTTTCTAACTTCCGCTGGCGACTCATGTTCACAATCTTCTTTAACATTTTGATTGTTACAGTTAATCAAAAGCAATATTGATGCAATTATCATTATCCTGCTAGTCAATTAAATCACTGCTCCTGTTATTATTTATCTATCACTATTATATTCCATAAGATGTTTTTGAGATTGATTTGCAAATACACAAAAAAACAGCTACGACTAAGTCGTAGCTGTTGTATTTTTCTATTATCTTAGATTAATGACTAGAGTGTCACATCTGAGCTATAGTCAAGGTTCTCGTTCAAGAAAGTACGAAGAGCTTGAGCTTCACGGACCGTCATGGTAAGGCTTGTCTGGCCAACACTGTACTGGCTATCCTCGTAGGGAAGGGTCGCGATAGTTACGATGTTAGAACCTGCCTTCTTGGCGGTGGTGTTACGGTTGATACCGAAGCTGAAGCGCTTGGTGGACTTTGACTTATTATATGGCATGCTATATTCTCCTGTTGTTAGCATAGTATTGACATTTTTGTCAATTAAGAAATTCTAACATGTTATAGAAGTGTTTACAACATTTAATTTAATTAAATCAAGCTTCTTCAGTGAGTATATTATTATGATATCTCATCGTAGTCAACATCACCGTCACCATCAGTGTCAAGCGGATGCGGCTTCTTAGAAGGACCCCGTGCTAAGCTAGGATGATCATCTGGAATAGCCGGAGATAGCTCAGGTAAGTCATACCAGTCATCGTCTGCGTCAGCCTGGTCCATCCAGTGTCTCTCTTCATACCAGTCATCCATGTCTTCTCTAATGCGATACCAATCATCAACATCAATCCCGAGATATCTAGCTTGATCAACAGGTTCTGAGCCGGCATATCTCTTTGCATCTGCCATATCTTGAGGAGTAATATCTTCTAGATTTCTTGTGACACCAGAGCCATCATTTTCTATGTCAGCTAGAATGCTTCTCACGAGAGACGTGATGTCGTTGACAACTTCTTTGTGGGGATCAGGATCAACTGGTCGATCTCTTGTCTTACCTGGGATTCCTGCAACTATTTGGTCCGGAGAGTAAGATGCTATACCTTCCTCATATGCGACACTTAGTATACGTGAAAGCTCTTCTCTGTCACGCCCTCTAAGTGCCCTTTCAAGAGATTCATAAGTATCAACGCTTATGCTCTCGTTGAGCCCACGGAGCTCTTCCTTGATTATTCTTCTTAGATGATTACGATCTATTTGTATGGTTGATTCGTTATAGACCCCCGGAGAGCCGGAGTAGTCGAGGTACATGCCGGACCTACTAAGCTTTGCCAGGTCAATTTCATCTCCCTCTTCCTCGGCCCACTTCAAAAAGTTTGTGATGTACTCTTTCGCACGATCAGCTGTCAACCCATGGGCTTGAAGCTCTTGAAGAGCTTGCTGCTCATCTGACAAATGTGGAGGGTCACCTATCAATGCATCGTCATGAACTCCTGGAACACGTAATAGACTCAACAGAATGTCATCTAAAGTCTCTTCAAGCTCACTGTGATCTATATCTTCTTCAGCCTTGGCTGCAGCCTCTTCTTCGGCACGCCTGGCATAGGCACGTTCCATTGGGTTATTCGGACGCTCAGATGCGTAGCCTGAGAATGATTCCTTGATGATCTGTCTTAGTTGTCTGCGCGTGATTTTCATTTTATCTCTCAAGTTTTTCAATATTCTTCTTAAGCTTTCGAAGCTCTTGGATAGATGGTAAACTCTCAGCCATGGATTCATTGTCACCCTCATTGAGAGATCCTAATCCTGAGAGAGCTGATCCTACCTTTGCAACAAACTCTGAAATATTATAGAGTGTCTCTCTCATCTTTCCGGTCTGTATTTCTGCCTCGGCTTCAATAAGATTTGCAGCTGACTCGATTTTTGCACCTGACTTGCGAACGTTATTCCCGCCGCGGCCCCTTGCGAATTCTCGAAGTTCTGACTCGCGCTCTTCATTCTCAAAAAGCGTTCTCTCTTCATTTATTAACTGTCTTAATTGCCTGCGTGTTATTTTCATTTAATCACCACCGTATGTTATCCAGAGCTCAATGAGCTCCTCATACTCAACTAGTTCTTCCGGTGTCAATGTTTTTAACGCTTCATCAAGTGTCATAGTCATGATATCAATGCTCCAATTGCACCTATAAGCATAACTATGACAAACGCCAGGAGAAATCCCATTGAGAATCCTATCTTTAAAAGATCTGAATAGGATAACCCTCTCTGATCCATCCACTGTTTAATTTTCATAATATTACCTGCAGCTTAGCTTAGAAAAATTTTTATGTATTAAAAGTGCTGAGACTTGCTGCAGTATCGGGATTTTCCTGAAAATCTTTTGCTATGCTTAGTGCGACACCGGCTAGCTGCCTATTGTTAAGTCCGGCTTCATCAAATATAAATCTAATTAGATCTTCAAACTCATCAGCGTTGTCCACTTGAGAGAGCATACTACCTTTAGTTTCGCCACTGATGCCCACATCGTCCATCCTATTTTTTATCTGAATGACTATCGCCTCTCTTTCTGGCTCAATGAGCTCATCAGATACAAGAGCTTCTTCAGGCGTAACAAGATCCCCATCCGTTTCACGGAGAAAAACTAGGTCCACCAAACTTGTGCCATCACAAGGAGAAAATTCTAGCTCATCATCGCCCAACGGTTCGGGCTCGCCTGAGAAACCAATTGGAGAATGATTCCCAGCGTTGCTCTCACCAGTTTCAACATATGAGTGATCGACTGGTGTATCAATATTGTCACCCCCTGCCCATGCATCATCTAGGGGTACGACATCACTTGGGTGCCAGGCATCAGTAGAGTCAGGCGGATCAATGACATAATCTTCCTCTTCACCTGTTACCTGGAGAAAAAATTGCTCTCTAATAAGTGAGCGAAGCTTAGTGTGGCTAAGTATCACTTATTCTTTCCGCGCAGCCTGTCACGGATGCTCGCTAGACAACCGAGCATGCCGGCCCAGGCGCTTTTAACCCGTCCAGTGAGAGCTCCCCAGCCCTGCTGGAGGAATCCCAGCACTGTAGCCTTGGTATCGGACAGGAATTCAACTATGTGGTCCCAGACGAGGTCTAGGATACCTAGAACAAGGCGGAGCGGTGCAGAGAGCACCTTGAGCACCGGATGCCTGTCCTTACGTGACATCACCCAGGCCAAGAACACACCCACCAGCAACCCCTCGACACGCGGTGCATCGAAGTGAAGCCAGTGAGCAGTGCTCAGAGCGAATTCTAGCACGGCGGAGACAACTCCCCACAGCACAATAAGCAAATCAACAAATAAATTTTTAACTAAAACAACTATTTCCATAATTTTATCATTCCTCTATTATTTTAACCCACCGCCAGAAAGCTCGTCCTGGTAATCATCCTTGAACTCATTAACTCTATCATTAATCTCTTCAAAATCAATATTTGCCTGGTGCCAGGCTTCCTTGTCTAGATCAGCAGCTGCTATCATATTATCAACAAGGTCGTCCAGCTCAGCCCTATTGAACTCACCTGTCCAGCCGCCATCAGTAATAGCATCCCACACAGCACCCGCTACAATATCAACCATCTCTGCACGCTCTGGCGCATCAGGTCCGAAATCATAGTCCTCCCAGGGATCATCATCGTCAGCGTCATCAACGTTAACGCGATTCCCAGCCTGGTCATACTCCCAGTCTCCTCCTAGCTCGACCTGTGTATCCATGGCTAGCTCGTAGATTATCGCGGGCAATTCCGTATACTTTTCCACGTGATACGTGATCTGTGCTAATAGCTCTTTCTCCTCATCTGACTTCTTACCGTCTTTGCCTTTAGGCATATTGATGTCGAATTGATCTATAAGGCCAGTAACTATAGCATCAGCCAGGCGACTGACCTGGTAACTCTCTAGTGCAGGCAACTTATGATCCTCAGCGGCCTCTGCGAGCATTCTTCGATCAGTGCGTGATCGCGCGGGCTCATCATTCCAGTCACCTCGGAAAAAACTGCGTATTGCTGCGCGGTCAAAAGTATCTTTAGAATTACTCATAGTGTCTTCCCCTTTAAGTCTTCAGATAGGATGCTTATTATAGCGCGCCTTAACGCATATCTTCCGGACTCGGATTTGATGTGCTCGCGGTCGTAACGCATATCTTTCTCGAGATCCCTGAGGTGTTGGCGGTCAGCTCTCCTATTCTTGCGATAGTGGGAGCCTTCCTCAGAACCGCTATCCTCGTCGAGGTCCAGCGTCTCGCCGGCAAAGTCCAGCTCAGGGTCTCTCTCCTCGCCGTGTCCGTCTGGGTGTGTACTGGACAGAAAGTCCTTTCCGTACTCCTCTCTCATGGCCCTTTTTTCCTGAATCAAGGACATCATGGCCTCGTCGAGTATGCCCCTAAGTTCTTTTTGTGAGATTTTCATTTCTACCTTTGTCTCCTTTTTGGATTTTCCCTGTGTGGTCCTCGCGCGAGCTGATGTCATCTTTCCTGTCATCACATCACCCATGAGGTCTGCCATCTCGTCCCAGTCAACTGTTTTATTGCTGTTCTTATCATACTTGTTGACTATTCCCGTGATCGCACTGCTCTTCGCGTCAGTTTCACTTTTTTTAATCTTTTTAGCCTCATCAAGGATAATTGACAGAAGCTGGTCTCTATTGATGCGCATCTTATATTACCCTTTGCGATGAGTTACCTCTATAACTATACAAAAGATTCGGAAAATTTCTTTTGGAATTTTGTGAAAGTTTTGCTAGTACAGATTGTCTACGTTATGTCTGGTTACACTTTATATAATTTTTCCTAGTGATATACCTAAAATATAGGGGAATACATTGCACCAGGTAGAAACAATGCTAGAAACAGCTCTGGTTTGGATGCTTACTGGTATGATTGTCTCCATATTCTTCCTTGTTAAAATTGGTGCACTTAAACCTGACAACAGAGCAAGTGATGTGCTCTCCACAGTCTCAGGATATGATGAGTCCTTCATGCAAGAATATCTTACGGACACAGGTCAAAAAGTTAACCCAGAATAGTTTTGAAAATTTCTCCGGAATTTTTTTCAAGAATGATTACATTTCTTTTTTTCATCTGCGCCCAGTTTTTCAACTACCACGTGTCTCGTCATGTATGTTGCTCAAGAAGTAGTCTAGGGCATGATAAAGATCAGAGTTCAGCACTATGACTGAAGAGACGTAGCAAAAACTTTTGAAAATTTCAGAAAACTGCGAGAGCACTTAGGCAGCCCTGGATGGGCCCTAGCCCTGGGCTGAGCCTGCAGGGGCCCCCTGGCCTGGAGGGGGCGCTCCGGGCCCCCTAGGCTGTTTTCAGCTGATTTTAGGTAGCCCCCTCCCCAGCCCTTAGAAGACAAAAAGAAGGGGCCCGCCCTAGCCCTTGTTTTAGGCTGGAGGGGGCCCCTAGAGAGGTCCTGGGGTTAGCAGCCGACAACCATCTCTGCTGCCAGGCTACCGTGGTTCTCCTCGTAGGTGAGGTACCGGTACTCCGCCTTGAGCCGCTGCAGCTCGTTGGAGAGCTCCTGCCAGGTGCTGTTGCCACCGGCACCCCGTTCCTCGAGGAGGCGGGAAGCCAGGCGGATTGCCTTCATCTGGGTCTTGAGCCGGCGGAGGGTCTGGGTTGTGGGGGTGCTGTCGTTCATGTCATGCTCCTTGTTGATGACTCTCTTATTATATCCCTGGAGCGTGCACCCTGCACGTCTTCCTACGACTGAATGAGTGCGATCCCCATGACTCCGAACATCATTGTCCAAAGGGATCCTGTGACTATTACGAATACTGTTGCTACTACCATGATACGCTCCTTCGCGCTTGTGTTAAGAGGGTATACTATACACCCTACTCTGAATGTTTAGGTTTATGCCGCCTGCTGATTGCCAGCTAGCGGGATGAACTTAAGCTTGACGTTATTGCCCTGGCCGATGTGGAGACGAAAGACGCGAAAGGCCTCGTCAATATTCAGGGTGCTTACATAGAGGGTACGACCCACATAGATATCGAAACGCATAACTGACTCCTTAGTCGGTAAGCATTAGAGCGTGGACTGCGGACAGGATGTTCGCAATACCGGGAAAACAGAATCCCAGGAAGAACCAGATGGCGGCGAGGGTCCACTCACCTAGAATGAGCTGGCCGAGGCCGGGGATTACGAGGGAAGCGATTGCTGCGATGATACCTTTCATGATACCTCCTTGGTGATACTATTATACCACTCTTGACTGATAGCTGCACGTTGAGAAGATGGCACGCCCTGGAGGATTCGAACCTCCGACCCTTGGCTTAGAAGGCCAATGCTCTATCCGCTGAGCTAAGGGCGCATGTTGAACATTATAAAGACGACCGCCCCGGTTGTACACCGGGACGGCCAAGTGAGGCTGGGGGTCCGGATTGGTTACCGGAAGCGGCCCAGCCTACGTTCTAGCTTGCGTCAGTTTCCTCAGCAGCTTCCTCACCGATAGCGCCGGCCTGCTGCTTCCACAGCGGGAAGAGCGTGATGCACTTCTTAGCGATCGCAATGCGCGCGCCCCGTGTGAAGTAAAGGTCAGCCGAGACCGAGCGACCGGCGCGGACATCATCCGCCAGGCCGTGACCGACCACCTCGGGCATACGAGCCTTGGAACCGTTCCAGTTCACCTTGAACCGTTCCGGGTAGCGCTGGTCAAGGTTGTTGACAGCGATGAAGTCAAAGCTGACGCCATCAGCGTTGGTGCAAACACCCTGCACAACCAGGGTTGCGAGGCCGGACTTCGGATGAGGTGCGAGGACCTCGGAGTCAGTGATATCGAATTCGTACTTTGCGTTGGCTGTAGCCATGGTGATTCTCCTTGAATCGGGGGTTTGGAAGGAATCCTTTCCTTCCGTGTATATATTATACCATTAGTAGCTGATAGCTACACGTTACTGGGCGAACAACTTGTTGTATGTGACGCGAGGAATCGTCTTCGACGTCACCGAGCCATCGTAGTTCTTGAAGAGGATGAAGTTGAAACGATTCGTCTGGTAGACCTTCGTCATCTGCTGCTCCGCGGCTTCACCTTCAGCTCCGTCCTCCCAGCGGACCTTGACCACACCGTGACCGATGAGCTCACTGACGCGACCTCTGTAGCCTTTGTATTCGACTGTGTCTCCCACACTAAGCATTGTCTTCCTCCACGAGCTTGAACTGGTGCAACTGTTCCCATCCGCCGCAGCCTCCGTAGATGCCTGGCTCAATCTCAACCGGCCCACCAGTTGAGTCGGGTGGCTCCTCATCCAGGTGCACCCATATACCGTCGTCGTCCTCCATGACTGCTGTCACTCGGTGAACGAGGCCGACCTCGTCTGGGTGGGGTCGAACGTAAGTGACCAAATCTCCTGCTTTAAGCATTGTCTGCCTCCATCTCAGCGACTTTGCGTTGGGTCCAGTCAATGAAAGACGGGACTCCGTAACCAATTGCGATGCCCCAGAGTGATACTGAAGCAAGAAAGAATGCGAATGAAAACGTCATGACAGACATCCTCCGCTAGATAGTGCCGCGAAACCCATCGCCAGGGCGAGTGATCCCATAGTTCCCAGGAATCCAAATATCCAAGCTTCCGCTGGATCGAAATCAAACATTGTGTCACACTCCTTAGCTGACATCTATATTATACCATTAGGCTGCGAGACCTGCACGACTTCCAACTTAGTACCCAGCCTCTTCGGCCTTGGCCTCGTAGATTTCCCACTGCTCCAGCTCCGTGCCTGGCGTGGGAGGTGTCACGCCCAGGGCGATGTCCTCGCGGTCCTTGCGGTCCTGCTCTGCCTGCCACTCCAGCTCTTCCTTGTACGCCGCCGCTGCCATGTCAGACATGCGGCCAATCTCCACCTCCAGCTGCGCCAGGGTGAGTTCCCGGTTGATGGAGGGACGGCACCCGCACCACTCCTTGTACACGTCACTGTACGTGCCGCGAGCGAATCGGAGCTCCAGCTCATAGACATTGGTGTGCTCCTCAGCAAGCTCCTCTGCCATGAGCGTCCAGAACTGCCAGCCTTCTGCAATTGCCTGCGCGTTGCGCGCGGCGTTCTGCGCCCGGATGTAACCCAGGACGTCGGTGTTGGAGAGGAGGCCAAGTTCGCAGGGAGTGAGAGTCATGAATAATCTCCTTGATTACCTATCTATTATACCATCTGTATATGATAGTTGCACGGGCTTACAGTTGCCAGCAGGCGCATCGGAATCCACCATGCAACGGGTCGCCGGGCTCCCTGGCCACACCACATGTGGGACACGCCATCTGCCCTCGACTAATGTGCTGTTGCACTGCCTGAGATTCGCTGAGTATCTTTCTGATCTCACGAGCTGCCCTAGGTATCTCATACCTGAGGAAGATGATGCAAGCAATGACGAGGCACCACCCGAAAACGTCAATCCATGGATTCATTCTACCACTCCTTCGGTGGGATTCTTGTGCCGCATCTTGGACAGATGCCCTGCACCCAGTCTGGCTTATGTGACTCGACTCCGCAGAATCTACAGTAGTACTTCATGCTGCCACCTCCTGCGCGACGGCGGTACCGACTCGGCCGTAGTCACCCCACTCCCGGACCACCAGCTTTCTGGCTTCCTCTGGACTGTAGGCCTTGACCTCAACCTGTGCCTTGGTCAGTTCAGCCGGACCGCGTGCGTCCAGCCGGTCGTCGGCGTATGCCCACCACTCAACGGGGACGAGATACTCAGCAAGCTCTCCTCGCCCAGGGGTGGGTGCGTGATTTGGGAAAAAGCGGCAGCGGTAAGTTTTGATAGCCACGTGGGCCTCCTTGGTTGGTGATACTATTATACTACATTGGCCTCGGTGTTACACGTTCGTACGTGTGTTCGAAGGGAATGTTCATCGACTCCCAGTACCTGATATTCGCGAGCATGTCGTCTAGCTCATGTTCACTGAATGTGTGTGTCACCCACTGTTCTCCATCAGGATGTTCTTGCGGTGTGATCAGCACTCTTATCGTGTGCATTTCTCTACCCAGCATGAAAGGACGAACATACCACGCCGCCTTCGCCCAGCCAGGCAGCTGCCTCACCGACACACGTAACCTGGATGTCCTTTGGCTCAGCCCAGCCGCTATTGCCATAGTGAGCTCCGTCATGGACCCAATGCCACCCTTTGTCCTCGACATACCGGAACATCATCTCACCTGTCTGGCTATCAACGCTCGGATGGATCCGCTTGGCAGCAACCGGGTTACTTGACACCACGACTGCATCGCTGTACGTGTCGTAATCGTTGTTGACGTCTTGACTAAGCTTCCACAGGAATAGCTTCACTTACCACCTCCAGCCAATCTTTTGGCTCATAATCTACTTTGCCCCAGTTTTCCACCCACATTATGCCGATGCGTCCTCGAGTGCTGTGCTTGTGCCTGAACTGAGGGACGTCATCAATGACAATGCCCAAGCTCGGGATCTCTCCCTTTGCCAGGGTCTGGCCAGGCATGTGAATCAGGTCTCCAGCTTTCATGCTATCTTCTCCAAGCGATCTCTGTGGTACCGCGCCTCATATTGATCGAGACCGTTGATGATCGGCGTCGCCTGACCGTAAAAGATCGGGCTCCGCATCCCTTTCACGTCAGCTTTGCGGAATACAGCCCAGCTGTATTGATCGTCGCCGTTGAACTTCTTGATGGTATACTTCATTGTATCTCCTTGGTGGTACTATTGTACCACAGGTTGGCCAAACTTACATGTGTCTTGCGACCTGGTCACCACCTTTGTGAGAGTGCTCCAGTGGTGATGGGACGTGCGTCGACCGTTCACCAGCGGGATTGCGTCAGGATTCCTAAGGCTCTTCTCCCACAGTACCGTGATGCCTTCGCCGAGTGCCTTGCTCTGCTTTGCGACCACCCGACCGATGAGGTCGAGCCTGTCCACGTGAACTACCTTGTCTCCTATCTTCATACTGCCACCTCATTTGCAAGACGGTTAACCCAGTGTCCGAAGCTATTGGCAACCACTGACTTGCACTTGATGATTGCCTCTGCTTCGTTACGTGCCTTGATTGTGCGGATGCCACGCTTGATACCTTTGCAGGTTGGCTTCTCAAAGTGTACTTGGTACTTAATCATTGAATCTTCCTTGATTGGTACTTCTATTATACCATTGACTGCTAATAGCTACACGAGCCTCAATGCACTAGGAATGTGCCGAGAGCAGTCATTGGACTTCCCCCACTTAACTAGGATCACTGGAGGTCCTGACGGCCACCTCTTAGTCACTGCGACAACTATTCCGCACTGATCTGGATATTCAACATGACGGACACTGTCATTCACTTTCAAACTCATTACAGCTTTCTCTTCTTTATGTGGGTCCATACCAGGATTCCCACCACCCAGATGACAAACCACACGAGGCCCATAAGAACCACGCTAGACGGCCCCATCAGGAATCTCCCAAAGGTCATGCATCTGCATTTGTGACCCGCTCTTGCCATCTGAATCACTTACTGTTCCTCGCACCAAGAAGCTAAACGTGTGGTCCATACACCAGTCATTACTGAAGGCGATACCTCGTCCGATCATGGTTACTGTTTCTTCGTCGCAGTCATCATGTGACTCGAACTCGTGGACTGAGTAGTTGAGGTTACCACTGCTGCCCTCCTGTTCCACGTAATCCTGCAGGTCTTCCATTCCCTCGAAGTCATCTGCGCTGCCGATAACGAAAGTAAATGTCTTCATCGTACGAATCCCCAGCTGGCCATCTGAAGCCACTTCATTGCCCGGTCCATGTTCCTAAGAGTTCCTCGAACGATATCATCGCCCCTGCCGCCAAAGACATCTGATGTCACGTCCACGACCCCACCATCGAGTGGGTCAGTGTAGAGCAGCCGTATATCTGCACGCGCGATGTGTGCCATCCGTCCAGCACTATTGTCCAGGCTCAGGCTCACCATCTTTGGCCCGTTGTCAAATACGACGTTAACGTGCTTTGCCAGATTGTCAGTACCGAGGTCGCTACCGAATGTCATTGTTGTTGCTGAAATCATTATGATTCCTCCTTAGTAGGTGTTACTATTATACCATTAGCAGCTAAATGCTACACGCTATATACACAGTTCCCAACGATGGACCCGTAACCATACATCGACCTGAGCATGCCCAGTGCCTGAATCTGATCGTCAGCTCGTACCTCTGCTACAAAGTCGTGCTGACCTGGAATTCGAATGGTTGCTCTATATAACCGCATGAGTACTCCTAAGCATCGATTCCGAATGCAAGCGACCGCTGTGCTGCAATGAGATTCAGCACCTTGTTCACGTGTCTGCTCTCTACAAGTGCCTGCTTCCTATCTTCCAGCGACCTTTGTCGATCTCTTGTAATGATATTCGCCGCGTCACCTTTGTCAAGCAGATCCTTGATAAGAGCAAGACCAGCTAGGCCGCATGCGACTTCGTGTGCGCTGATGACTGCTTCTTCGAGGGGTGTAAGTTCCATGTGATCCTCCTGGACCAATATATTATACCACTGGGAATTGAGATATACACGTGCACGGGGGATTTCCCCCGTGCCATGCTGGCCTTAGGCCGCGGAGCGTACGAGCTCCACCACCTCAGCCTTGGTGATACCCTTTCGGTGAGTTCCCGAGACACCCAAGACCTTGGCCTTGGCACGGAGCTCCTTGAGTGTGAGATTCTGAAGACCATCATCTTCCTCAAGGCTTGCGGCACCGGTCCGAACCAGCTTGCAAGCCCGAGCAATTGCAATGCGCTGACCACGGGTGAATTCAGAATCAGCAAGCGACCCGCCGACCGATTCACCTTCAACTACCTTGAAGAGAGGCTGTTTGTTGCCCTTGGGACCCCAGAGAATCGTACGAGCCTTGAAGGAAGCACCATCGATCAAGCCGACTGCCTCGAAGGCAGGTGCCTCCGGATCTTCTGAAGTGGTGATGAGAGAAAGAATACGGACATCGAACTTGGCCATTGTTGGCCTCCTTGTTTTGGTTTTAGGAAGGATCCTTTCCTTCCGTGTTTCTATTATACCACTTAATCATCTAAGTTGCACGTTTTGAAAATGTAGGGTTGGTGACTGTCGGAATCATTGTTTCCCGCCGACATCGGTGTTCGCCACTCGGGCGGCTTTTTGCTGTTACCTCCGGCACCGTCGCGCCTTGTGTTAACTCTGGAAGGGACCCTAGCTCCTCCCAAAAATGAATAAGTTCCCCGCTGACAAGTGGACCGGACGAGGACCGGTGATTGGAGGGACACCTTGACTATTCCCTTGTAGCGCCAACCGCGCAGGTGGTGGAGGAACCTAGCCTTCCGGCTCCAGACGGCCGGTGTAACCAGCGCGAGCAGTGTTCCTTGCCCCTTGTGTTTATATTATACCACGTGTATATGAATGTTACACGTGTGGTGTATCAGCTGTGATCTGTTCACCTTGCGCTTCGATCCAAGCGAGGATCTGAACCTGATCAGCACGGAGCAGGAGCTCGGAGCGCTTCACCGGTGCCACATTCTTGTATGTGTGAGGATTCCGATACCAGTGCCCTGGCGTTTCCTCAACGAACATGTCGACCACCATCTCTTCGACGGCCATTCTCAGGTGCTGCATCGGATAAGGACAGTTCAAGCTTCCTAGCAAGCGTCGCAGGTGGTCATGACGTCGCTGGCCTTTCTTCCATACTCGATGGTCGTCGCTGTAACCGTAATACCAGTCATGCCCTTTCAATTGATCGTACAGTGCTCTCATCACATCACCTTCCCGCGGCATGCGTTCTTGTTTGCTGCCTTCTTGCGATCAGTGAAAGTGTGAGCTGCACCTCGCCACATAGCGAGCGTACCTCCGGCCTCGAAGTGGGCCTTACGAGCTGCAGACTTTGCCGCCTTCCGCGGGTCCCAGCTCTTCTTCTTCTTTCTTTTGGCCATGTCTGCCTCCTTACCCACATATTATACCACTGACTCCTTAAACCTACACGCCGCTCTGTATCGAGCGTAGTGGAATCCTGATGTGTCGATAAGAATTGTGTCGTTGTCATCTATGCACCTCACGATGAATTCGATCGGTCTATCGAGCGAGCACCAACATGTCCATAAGATCGGGAGCTCAGCAAAATCAGGTAGCAAGAAAACGAGTTCTCTGAATTCTTTGTACGGCACACTGATGATTCGATAATGAGGCGGCACTGGCCACACTCTTTCATCATCAATCTTCCATAGAATCTCTGATGCTGCAAGATCCTGCGACTCCCAGTCCAGGACAGTGGCATCACTAACGAACCATTTCTTTAGCAGCGGGCCGTGTTCATACACCTCACCCACTACTCACTCCGATCACAGTCGCAGCAGGCACGCGGACTTCATCCACACTGTACGGTACCTCATACCCCCACTTTGAAAAGAACCAGTGGAATACATCATCAGCCTGACCCTCATCATTCATCTCACGTTCAAATGCCTCACCTGTGTGAGGGCAAGTGAATGACAGCTTGATTGGGTACTGATCTTCACACTCTTGACAATCCATATTGTTCTCCTTGGTATGGCTATTATACCATTCACCCAAAAGAGTTACACGTGTCAACGACCCTGAACCATCCGGGGGAATCCTCGATGTCATTCCGAACAAGGTGGACATACACATCACCGAACCCTTGTAGATATTCAGTATGCTCGCTGTCATAGCCGCTCCACTTCGATTCAAGAAGCGTGCTAGCATGAACAATAAGCTCCCCATCACTTGAAGTATACGGAACTTCGAACCGTTCACATTGTTGTCTATCAAGATATATCTTCTCCATACTTTCTCTCTTTTCATTAAGTTAAACTATTGCCTGACTGGGTAAAGATTATTCTCATAAACAATCCGCACCTCTGAACCGCAGAGGCACGACCACCTGCAGAACTTTGTTTCATATGCCAGGTACTCCCTGGCAACAAGTGTTGCGATCTCACCGCTGTCCTGATGCCAGTCCTTTCTTCGGATTTTCACGAGCATACCTGGCTCGAGGTTCTTAGACATCTAGCCATTCCCCTCTTCAAGTCGATCGAGAATCCAGGCATCCGGCTCACCTGTTCGACACTTCTGAATGAGATAGGGCATCTCATCAGCAAAATAGTTTAGCAGCTTCTCAAAAGCTGTCGTCTCGATGAACCCAGCATTCTCATAGTGTGGGTTCGTGAGGTAACAATCAACGATGCTAATCTCAGCCTCACTCAGGCCAGCTTCTTCACAAATATCTCTCATCTCAATCTCCTTTGTATCATCATAGAACGTAGTTCCTGTGCCGCCTGTCATCCACAACCTCGAAGGTTCCTGAGTGGTAGTTACCGCACCTTACCGCTTCACCGTCAACTGCCAGGAGAACATCGACATATACATCTCCCTTGCCATCATCACTGTGCTGAGAATTGAGATTTGTCTGCCTGACCTTTGTCACGATCCCAAAGTGCCCTACTGGAATAGGTGACCACCCTCGACTCTCATTGACAACCGGGTTTGTTCTTACCTCAAAGATATTACGAACTGTATCGCCTACTTGCATTCTGCTTCCCATCCTTCAAAGTCTGTGGGCAAGCAACCAATGTCCCGCGCTCTCTGCTCGATCCCGACGCCTGCATTAACATTTATTGCATCGACGATAGGCTCCATCTCTCCGAACAGGGCAAGGAGCTTGTCTAGGTCATCAGCTGAGCACTCATAAGCGAAGCCTGGGTCCTGATCATACATTTCTCTAAGCCAGAGCTCTTCAGCGTGTGTCATTTGTTTCCTCTGGTAACATTATACCATTATCACTTTAAAGTTACACGCGAGGATACAATCTCTATATCCCGCGGGTCTGCGATTATCTGACGAGGGTGATCTGTTGGCGAGATCATCCATCCGTCACCCCATACATCATTCACCTTTTCAATCAGGAATCCTGTCTTTGTGCCGTAGAACCTTGTCTTTACTTTTACCAGGTCACCGACTTTCACAGAGTATCTCCCCAATGTCACAGTGCATAGCACATCCGATGAATGGACTGTATGTATCACATCCGTCATAGAGTGCTTCAAAAGGTGCGCCCAATGCCTCAGGCTCCGGTCGAATCCTAAGCAACGTTGCCCAACGACCGTTACCAACATCGAAGAACCTGTCTCCAACATTGAGCTCTGGCGCTTGATGCTGTTCTCTTCGCAGGATGATTCCGTGTTTGCTACGATGTAGACCGTCTTCGTGAATCCAGCTCATGCTACCACATTTGCCAGACGGTTGACCCAGTGGCCAAAGCTGTCTGGAATCCGAGAGCGGATTCGAAGGATCGCTTCACTTTCGCTGCGTGCCTTGATGTTCCTGATTCCGTGCTTGCCGACCCAGCCGATATTCCGTTTGAAAACCTGGTATTCAAAATGTACCTGATACTTAACCATAAGGTAACCTCCTTGGGTGCCTTTATTATACCACAGTTGCTGGTATGTTACACGGGTTGCATTGTGATGCAGCAGCCTGAGATAGCATGGAGCACGTGACCACCAGCGAAGGTGATATCGTAGTATCCAGTGAGAACCTTCTTCAGGCTCACGATCTCCTCACCTTGCATGGCGATGACCTCTTTGTGAAACATCTCGTACTCATCCTTCTCATAGCCGAAGGCACCCATATAATCTGCTGGGTGCCGCACGATGTCCTCAGCGGGATTGAAGATGAATTCCATGTGTACCTCCTTGGGTACTTATATTATACCACAGCTGGGTGCGGATTACACGTATCGTGCATCCCAAGTTTCTTGACCAAGCTCCATGATCGAGTGGCCATTCTTTCCGACTGTATCGAGCCACGCCCAATCGTTGTCCCCGCCTTGAATACGAGTGTACTCCTCGAGACGTCCAGCGTCGAGCGTCATCTCAGCAATCATCTCTGTCTCAGAGTCATATGAATCCAAGAACTCATAACAGTCGTAACCGATCATGTCCCAGACAGTTGCCATTCCATTCTTGAGCTTCTTGATCTGGCCTTCCGAGACCCCAAACTTATTTGCGACTTCAGCGATTGTAGCCATGTTACCTCCTAAGGTGCTTATATTATACCATGCTAGCGCGCTGCTTACACGCGCGGGAAATTAACAGGATCAAGACGATTCAGGAGATCAACAGCTTTAAGCCACTCCTGACGTGAATGACGTTGCGTCTCCGGAAAGAGTGATTCCTCGACCTCACGCCTGTGCTCATTCGAGTACACAGTCAGCGCACTGATCACAGTCCACATCTCTTCCTTGGTCATGTTAAGCACCGTGTCATCCATCCTATTTAAACTCACCGCGCAAGAATTTAACCTCGAACCACTCGATGGTGTGGTTCAATTCCTTTCTGAGCTCATCACCCGCTGCGGATACCTGTGTACACCAGTTCATCTGATTGGTGCTCACATTGATCTTGCTGGTGTCATCGAGCTCGTCGAACAATTGCTTCAGCTTATCCTCAAAGCAGTCTGTAGCCTCGTCGAGGATGTTCTCAATCTCGATGTTATCTTGAAGGGGCATATTATCTCCTAGAGGTCCGTTCCGTGAACCTTGTTATAAGCGTCGAGCAGGTCACTGATCGTGAGATGCCCAACCTCGTCTCCGTCAACACTCTTCATGTCATTGCTGTTCTCGAGTTGTTCCATCCCCTTGGGGGTCAGAAAGTAGATTGCAGCACCCTCAGCACCTGAATAGGTGGAGCTGTCGTCAAGGACAGCGAAGGGTCCGTAGATAAACTCACCCAACCCAGTTTCGGGCCGTTGAGTGTCGGGAACAATAGATGGAGCAGTTGGCATGATTTTCCTTGGTTGGTACATTATTATTATACCACTCTAGCAATAAAGCTACACGTAAATGGTGGGTCAACTGGGGCACGATCCCAGAACCTACGGCTTAAAAGGCCGGTGCTCTACCAATTGAGCTATTGACCCGTTAGCGTGCTTACACCTTTGTCAGGTGATTAAGAGGTACACGCCAGATGCAATCTCCGACGTCGACCTTTGCGAACTTCCGCATGATCTTTGTGACCTTACCTTCAGCCATCCGGCCGTCATTGTCTCTGAACGAGACCTGGCTGCCGATGAATAGCGTTCGCTTCATCCGCTTATCTTCCTCTGAGCGGAGCCACTTGATTCGCTGAACAACAGCTGAGTTGAGTGTACGTAGCTCATCGAGAGATAGTGTGTTAACAGATAGTCCGGGGTGTTGTGAAACTGGCATTGTTTCCTCCTGCTATTATTTTAACTTAAACTGCACAAAGTTGCACGCGTCGAATAGTGCTTAGAACTCGTATTCAGGTGCGCCAGGCACAGTCTCTGATGGAACAATGATGCCACCCTCCCTAAGAGCGACGATCAGCTTAACGAGAACTGTCTCAACATATCCCAGTCGCTGCTCCAGCTCCTCATTCCTTTCAACCAATTTTCTACACTGACCTGTCAGACCATCGATCTGGTGTTCCAGCGTTATATTATCTCTCATTTCTTTCTCCTGTGTGGAGCCACCTGTCGGATTTGAACCGACGACCTGCTGTTTACAAGACAGCTGCTCTGGCCAACTGAGCTAAGGCGGCATTAAAGATCCGTCGAGTCATTGGGCCAATGGGAATATCCGTCGAGAGCCGATAGCATAATCTGCAAAGCTCTGTGAGCGAACTCCTCCCTGTCCTCGTCCAGGACAAACGGACCTGTGCTCAGGTCATCCATATCATCCAAGTATGATGAGACCTCTGCCTGCAGAGCACGGATCTCCTCCATCTCCTTCTCATGCTCCTCATCCTCCCTGCGCTTCTTCCATGCCGCGAAGTCAACTAGCTCACCCATCTTATCACCAATTCGCCGGATCATCTGGGTCCCACAGTTCTGACTTCCGCTTGGCCTTGAGCTTCTCTCGGGCGTCGATTCCTAGCTGCACAAAGACATCCTCAGCAGCCTGAAGATCACTCATCGAGATCTCGCCTGCCTCATCGAGCACAACCTTAGCGGCGTTACGTCGCTGGGATCTTTGCGCGTTTAGCGCATCCATGATCACGTCACACAGCCTTGTGAGCTGATCCTCCTCCAGGCGTAGCGTGAAGCTATTACCGAATCGAAGAACAGTCTGATCTCCGTCGAGATAGACCTCGAGATCGATGCGACCGCCGTCGTGTTTAAGATTTCCGCTAAAGTGAATCATTGGTTTCTCCATGTGTCTGTAAGTATATTATAACCTAGTATTACGCAAGGTACACGCCTAGCGTTGTGAATGATGAGAATAATCCCAAATTGGTTTCTCACTGCGGTCTATGAATATTGTGCTAATTGAATCACGAACCGACCACCCTTTGATGAAAGCACACCCGTGCCCGACCAACATTATCTCGCCGTGAGCTCGATCAACAGGCACCTCAATGGAGAAACTTTCAAAGATCGACTCATCATACTCCTCACCCTTCGACTGATAGTGCTTGATCAGATCCTCCACCGAATCAAACATCGAACTCTTGCCGATCAGATATCGGAAGGTGACATTGTGCATTAGTCACTTAGCTGCGTCGAGCTTCTCAAGATTGATACCAGACATGTACATGTTCTTCTCATCTGCTGCCGCTTGCTCCCAGCTGACTGGATCACACGCTCGACAGACCGGCATCTTGCTGTCGGGATGCTTTGTACAGGACCCCTCCTCGCCACACATTGCACAGGTGCATGTTTGAATTAGTGGAATGAATTCCATTGCTTACTACCTCATGTTGCTGGCCAAAGCGGCCTATATAAATAATACATTAACTAAAATCAATTTACACGCCAGCGTCCGGCCCACGCCATCGCCAGTCTCTCGACAGTGACTTGCCATCATTAGACCACACAAAATTCCAATCCTTGAGCATGGGTTCACACCACCTCGCGACATTCATATTGTCGAAGTACATCGTCATGAGGATGTGCCTTCGATCATTCTTCCAGGAGCGTCGCTCCCGATTGAGTTCGATGCCCTTCTCGATGATATCAGCGAGTAGCCACTCCTTGAACAGAGCTCGATCATCCTTAGGTGCCTTGGGCATCTCGACGCTGTTGAAAAGAAAGTTAACAATGTCGTCCACAGCTCGATGAGGACCGTCCTCCCCTGAGTGACAAGCGACGTGGACTCGATAGTCCTCGACATTGATGACGCCGAACGGCCCAGTCTTGAACTCTCTCCTGGCATAGATTAGGAACCCGATCGACTGGTTTCTCCTCCAGCACTTGAACTCCGATCGAGGACCGTACCCAGCGTTGCCAAGCTCATTTATTTTCTCACGCATGTAAGATTCAATTTCATCGATCTCACTGCACACCTATGTACCCTCTACGTTGCGAAGGTGGCAAACGTCAACCACATCGCGGTCGTTGTAAGAATGAGGGTCGACACGAGCCAGATCCCCTTAAGTATCTCCGGGACGATTTTAAGCATCGACCTCACCGGAGCTGCTCTTGCTCTTCTTCATGTTCTTTCTCTTGTCCCTGTCTCGTGCCGACCCAGAGGTTTTTCGCTTCACATTTTTCTTGCTCAGCTCGACCTCAATCAATCTCTCCAGTCTCTCCCGTTCTTTCTTCGCACCAATATCTTTTCCAAGCATCTTGTCGAGGTGCTCGATCTGTTGAGAATTTGTCCGCTCGAGCCGGAGCTTTGCCCTCGACTCCGCACTCTCTCGCAACTCTTCTCTTCTCGCTCGTCCTCGATTAATTTTTGACCTTGACAACCCGTCTCCGCTTGTAGATAATTTATCTTACCACATGGGAGTGTAGTGTACACGTTTTTAAAACTTTTTTTCGCTTGTACACTCCTCGATGGGGGTGTAGAATAATAAAGGTGGTGACAAAGTGTCGACGGAGAGCTAAAGCTCGTGACGTTGTGTCAAAATGAGTGACAACGTGTCAAAAAGTGTGTAATGTTGTGACAATTTGTCATTGTGTGAGCTCCCCCTAAGTCCTCGACGTACGTGCGCGGGCGCTCGATCCTACTGCTCGATCATAGCACGGAATTTCCGTATATGTGAGTGCTCGATGCCACCGCAACATGCGAGCAGCCTTTAGTAGTCCTTGTGCCACGTGTCCCGGAAAAAGAGAAGGAGCACAGCCTCAGAGGTAGAGAGTGCTGTGCTCAGTAAAAAAAGATAGTGCCCAGAGCCCGATGCATACGTACGCGGGTGCTCGCCCGGGCGCTCGATTTACCAGGGTCGTCCAGCACTCTCAAGTTGATTCAACAGCAAGGAGATCTCATCGGAGACGGCGTGCTTCACTACTTTGGCTTCAAGATCATCAATGGTCTCAGACTTGATCAGCTTCACTAAGCCACCCTCCTCACCCAAAAGTTTATCTGCAACTTCCTTCACTCGATCCCAGGGGCCTTGCATTTTCGCCATTGCGTGATAAGACCCAGGACCGTGCTGTTTCACGAGATGATGCAGCTCCCATATCTCCTTGAGATATTCTAAAACTCTTTCTTCGTCTGTCGTCCAACCCTTAAGCTCATCTACCAATCCACTAGCCAGCTGAGTGATGATTTCGAAAGCTTGAGAAGTATCCTGTTCTTTAAGAACTGCTTCCTGAATAAGCTGTCTTAGTTGTCTACGGGTTACGCGCATGATTCCTGTTCTCCTCTATGCATGTTCTTATATAACTATTCAGCCACTCTGATCTTTTATTGTTTAACCGCGCTTGAGACCCTAGTCGCGGTGTGCTCGCCCGTGTGATTGATTTACTGTTCTCCATCCCCGTAGAATTGAAAGATTATCCCGTCGCCCTCTGATCCTGGAGATGGGTAACGACGGAATCGTGTCACTGCTGGATGATCGACTGTCATTAGCTGATCTCCGACTGTCTGGTAGGGAGCACTGTCAATAGGAATCTTAATAACGTCACCTGCAAATATTACATTAGGATCTGTTATATCTGGGTTGTCTTCCAGAACATCGTCTATAGTAAACTGTTTTCTTACAAAGTTTGTAACGATGTCATTTAGTCTATCACCTGATTGAACGTGATAGTCTGCTAGCTGGCCTGTATTGCTTCCGCTATAGAAAAAGGATTCTCTAGTGAGCTGACGTCCTCTGCTCAGTTCTTCCTGAATTATCTGTCTAAGTTGATTACGAGTTATGCGCATGATTCTATCTCTCCGTGCCCTTATAACTATTCATCTACTCTGTTCTTTTATTGGTTAACCGCACTCTTGAGTTGTTCCCATGCATAAGGCCAGTCAATGCCTCTCGGGTCAGGATCAATTAATTTTCCCGAAGCAGTAGACGTTGTTGCTCTTCTAAATGCGTCGCCTCCATGCGTGAGCATTTCACCTGGAGCCGCAGCCATTTTGGGAATTAAAGTTGATGCAATTTCTATTGCGTATGGAATAAGATTTTCTTTTAAGTCATCAAAATCGATATTATCAACATCAACTTGAATTTGCTTTCCGCTTGCCGAAGCTCCCAAATCATGAGGGTATGCATCCAAAAGGACTTCACCTATATTCCACCCAATCACCCCCGATGCATACGCAATTAAATAAATTCCATATGCGTTTTTTTGCCCTGATTTAAGTGAACTAAACAGTGAGCCTTGTTTTATTCCAGCTCTTTTTAGCAGTGCTTTACCAAGCGGGTTTTTTTCGATATGCATTGCTGCATCTTTTGCAAGAGAAATATACGCTCCTATAATTTTTTGAAGCATTTGCGGTGTGTAATAGTGATAAACAAGTGCAGCAGGATGAACAGGAAGCCAAATCATTCCTCCTTCGAGAAGAAGCTCCTCCTTGATAATCTGTCTTAGTCGTTTTCTAGTTATCCGCATGACCTATATAAGTATTCATCTACTCTGATCTTATATTGGTTAACCGCGATTCCAATACTCTGTGCCGTAATCTTGGTGGAGATTGTTAACCACTGACTGGACCTGGTCCATTGCGTAGCCCTCACCCTTGTCCTGGTGATCTGGTGCACTATTGGCAATCTCGTATGCTTCGCCTAGAAGATCTCTAACTTTATTAAGAATCATAGAGACCTTGTCGTCTGGATCCATGGTGTCTTCCTGATCGTCGGGTATTCCGTTGCCATCCACATCTGCGTCGATAGTTTCCTGAATGATTCTTCTTAGTTGATTACGGGTAACGCGCATGATTCTATCTCTCTCCCTCTGCGATTCTTATATAACTATTCAGCCACTCTGATCTTTTATTGGTTAACCGCACTCATGTTCATATAGGAGCTTTGACTCCAAAGCTTATCTATTCTCACTTTTTTCATTGAGGACTTCCTTTTCGGTAAGCATTCCCGTCTCTTGGGAAATACCTGCAATTCTCATCCACGTGTCTGCGCTTTCACTAAGCTGACCTCTTCCATGCCTACCAGAGGGTCTTCGTCCCATTCCCGTGTGCGGTGGGAGATCCTCACCTAAATCGTCGTCTCCCTGTGGTTTTAAAATCCACATTCCGGATGCAGATCTCACATATTCTTCTGGGTCGAACTCTGAAGCTTGCCGTGCATAGTCTCCACCGTCGCCTGATGTCTCGCTCCACCACTCTCTGTCGCGAGGTGTCCACCCCATGACATCATCAATGGGAGTCGTGTAACCATCCTCATTCCACTCCTGGTAGAGCTCAAAATATGCATCTCCTACCGGTACTGCATTAGGGTGATCTTGTGGAACTCCCACCACAGTTCTCCCATCTTTTCGCTTCCAGTCGGGATCATGACCCACTTCTCCCAAATCAATGTAATAAGGATTTACAACTATCGCAAAGCCTGTCTCAACACCTGATATTTTATCCCACAGCTCTATTTCTATTGGACCTTCAGGAGTTTGAGCACTTACAGTGACATACCTCTCCTCTGCAGGATTTGAGTCTCCGTCATCCTCTACAAGTCTTCCCATCTCTTCGGTGATGCCTGCAAGTCTCATCCACCTTGATTCATGAGACTCCTCTGCTCTGTTGATCTGTGTTATAGGCTGGAGTGATACCATCACCCCTTCATTCATAGATGTACCTTCACTAGTCGTTCCGCGGTCAGGCTCAGGTATTCCCCACCCGCCTGAGGGTAGATTGTATTTCCCGACGAGAGTTTGATTTGCACGCTTGTCCCAGGCGGCCTGTTCTGCGGCGTCTGTAACCCACCATGCATTGATGGCATTCTCCTGAGAGAGTTTTTGTGTGTCTGGATGTCTTGTATAGCGTGGATTCTTACCTAGCCAGATTTCAAAATCTGCTTCCATTCCGCTAAAGGGCTCGTCATTCCAGTTGTCTGGATCATCCCACTGTGCATAGATCTCACCTGTGTCACCGTCGACAATATCTAAAGGTACCTGAGCTGAATCAACAATACCGTCATCGTCAAGGTCGCTATCAGCAAAGTCGCAGATCCCATCTTGGTCTCCATCAACACACCCTTCTCCACTCTCGATACTCGACCCAGGTAAGATGTTCGCACTTGGCTCGGCTCCATGAAGCCCAGCTGCTTCATCTTGCCATTGCTCATCATAAGATGGTCCACCCCAAGGATCACTCTCTGAAAGTCTTGTGAGCTCTTCCTTGATAATTCTTCCTAGTTGTTTGCGTGTGATTTTCACGTTGTTTCTCCTAATTCTCTTCTCTTTTGTCGTCTCTTACGCTGTGCTCTAGTGTGATGTTTTTTCGTCCACCATTTTCTTTTCTTCTTTTCACGCTCAGCAGATGCAATAGCACCACCTTTTCGTCCAATAATATTTCCTTCATCATCATAAATAGGTCTGCCAAATACTGCTTCACCGTGCTCGACTTCAATGTTAAGGTCCGGATTCTCTCTAAGCTTGCTGATGACATGAGAGAGCATGGTTAGTGTCATCTTGACATCAACTATAGCAGTGTGATGCCCGTCCACTGATAGCCCAAAACCCTTTGAAATATTTGCTAGACCACTCCTGCCATCAGAGCCGGAAGAGCTGAGAAAGTCGATCGCATCCTGATCTCCGCTTGATGCAAGTGTCTTTAACATGGGTGTGAGAAATAGCTGGCTGATCTTCAATGTGTCAATCGTGGGATATCTCTCAGCCTTCTGCTTGAATCTAACACCCAGCCACTCAGAATCAAATGCTGCATTTTGTATTACAAGAACAGGCTTGTCATACTGTGCGACGAATGTGAAAAATTCATTGATCGCTACCTGCTCATCGATATAATTTCCATCCCACTGTTCGTCAATTTCGAGGACACCATCAGCAGCTGAATCCCACTCATCTGGAATGCCGTAGTAGTTTGTATACTCAAGTGCATCCGGGACTGACCAGTTCCTAGCGTTCTTCTTCTTCTTCTCGAGTATGTCATGAAGCTGTTGCTTCAGGTCATCGAGACCAGCGCACCTCTCATCATCTTCCTCAAGTTCAGCAGAATCTGAGGAGCAAAGCTCCTCGAGCTCATCTATCTCATCCTCGAGGTTTTTTATCTGATCTGCTACAAGTCTCGCTTTCTCTTCGGCTCTATCATGTCGCCATTTCGTATTCTTATTTAGTTCTATCTTTCTATTAAACACACCGACGATCTGAGAATCTCCTGACCAGTCATTAGGATTGACAGCTATTGCAGCTATCTCAGTTATCTGTCCTTCTTTGAGCTCAGCGGGATTATTAAGCCCAGTCGTCTCAAGATCTAGAAATACCCATGTATGTTCAGAAAATTCCTTAAGATAAGATAGGACATCCTGAATTGACATTCCAAAATATCGTGACTCTGCGAGAATGATTTTGCCTATGATCTCTCTAAGCTGTGAGTGTGTTATCCTCATGTTTCATTCCACATCTTTATAGCACATTTCTTAATATCTGTTGCCACGATGCTGGCATCTCAGTCAAGGGTGTTCCCTCATCGGTTTCTGATTCATCGAGCTCATACCCACGAGCGGCATCCAAGACGGCATAACCGGTGTCTGGTTCCCAATCGTCAGAGTCGGTGCCGCCACCCACTAGATTAGCAACTACGTCTTCAACAGATGTATTGCCCAGCCACTCATCGTATAGATTAAGTTGATCAATGACTAGCCTTGCAAAATCTTCAAATGATAAACCGTCATCTCTCTGGTTTCTAGCATTGTCGATTGCTGCAGTAGCATTCTCTTGTTCCTCAACATCCTCGTCTGCGATCCCTCCCCAGTGTTTCTCACCTGTCATCGGACTTATAGACCACGATCTTCCTGTCTTCGGATCAACACCTGAATTTGCCTCACTTACATTCATCATTTCTTCGTTGATTAATTCTACAAGCAATCTTCTCTTTATGCGCATTGTTTATCTCCGTACCCATATAACTATTCTTTTACTTTGATCTTTTATTGTTTAACTGGCACCAGAATTACCAAAGTGAATTACGTAATCGACGTGTGTCTTGGATGTAGCCTTCGTGTCACCGCTCGTGCCTCCCCACCGAACTACAGTGTATGTGATCTCGCGGCCTGCAGCATCTGAAGTGATCTCCAGAATAGACTTAGGTTGCCCGCCACCCAGATCATCAACATCTTTCTGTGTGATCCATCCCAAGGTATTGGGAATGTATCGGCTGTTAGTAGGATCTGCCCAAGGTCTACCACGCGGAACGTTCTTGAATCCGGGAATCATCTTCATTAACTGATGCATCACCTTCATATGTGTAGCTTCCTCACTAATGATTCTTCTTAGCTGTCTACGTGTTATTTTCACGTGTTCCTCTCTGGTCACTTATAACTATTCTTCAGCTAAGATCTTTTATTGTTTAACCGCGCTTAAGTGTGGTCGTGGTCGTGATCAGACTTAGCGCTGGCCAGCTCGCCGTAGATTGTGTCAATGTTCTGATCGTCTTTTAGCAGGAGTCTAAACCCTAGCATCCTGTTTCGATTATCAAATCCGCCCTGGACTATCTCAGGCATGCTTAAGCCCAAGAAGTCTCGCAGCGCATCTTCATAAAATTCGGCCACTTCGTCGGGTTCATTTCCGTAGAGGGGACCGTACGTCTTGATCAGCTCTCTTCTCAGGTCTGTTGTTAGAATGTTGTGAACCTCATTGTCGCTGTACATTCGTGTCTCTAGCCACCCCGCTGCCTGGGCGTATTGACCAGCGCCGGTTTGTGACTCATCCCCTAGATTTCCTCCAAGCTTCTCCCACTTATCCATAAGCATGTCTTCAGTGTCTGAGTCAAACTCTTTTCCAATTGATGCTTTCAGCCAGGGTTCTATAAGCTCATCAACAATGCCTGCATCAATGTCTTCAAGCTCCGAATGCAACCCGAGTGATGTGATAAGTGCCTGCCCGAATCCCTGTGTAAGCTTCTGTCTAGCGTGACCAAACTCATGTGCCAGAATTGTGTCCTTGATAAATGATTCACTTATGCTATTTGCTCTCTCTGTATCGACACCGTACATGTATATGTATATGGTATTGTGATCTCCCTCGAGATGTCTCTCTATCTGTCTTTCGGTATCACCACTGCCTTTCATCCTAACACCAAAGCGAGATCTAAAGAAGGCATCATTCTCAATTTGTCTACCTTGCTCCTCGCCCCAATTTGGATCATTTGGACCTGTGATCAGTATGAGATTTGTTCTTGCCAGGAACACCTTCATCAAAAAACCAAGGAGTTCGTTCCCATCTTCATTGACAACAAGGTTTCCAAACATTAGCGACGGACACCTTCTATTCATCTGAGCAACAAGCGAGTCTTCACCGCCAAGAACCCAATCGTTGAAGGTTACGCCGTCTGCATATAGCTCGCCGTAAAGGCCTTCCTCCCTGGTCCTGCCTATCTCTTCCTTGGTACATCCTATAAACTCTTCGCGAACCTCTTCAAACCATCTCTCGATGTTTCTAACATTTGAAGTATGCTCAGACTCTGTCGGCTCATTTGACTCATACCCTAGGGTGAATTCATCTGCCTCACGAATAAGCTCTTCTCTGATAATCTGTAGTAATCGCTTTTTAGATATAAGCATACTATCTAAATATTCTCTAGTCTCCGGTTTTTATAGTACAAAGTTGCAAATCTCCTCGAGACTTTCGAGGATGATTATTTTCACTGGATTGCGCTCCTGGACGTCCTTCATCTTATGTCTCGCTGCGTCCGTCCAGTATCCCTTCACCTCGATGTAGACATCATGATCAGGCAGGTAGAAGTCTGGGATATAGTTCCGAGCTCTACGGCCCCGCGTGGTGTACTTGAGTTTGAGGCTTGGGTTTCTTATCCAGCGAATTCCTAGTTCATCCAGCCGCTTAGCACATTCGACTTCCCAAGTGCTATCCATTGAAACTATTGAGCCATCGAGACATGTGTAGTCTGACTTTTTGCTCCACAGCTTTCTCTTCTTCCTGCGCCTTCGTTTCTTAGGTGCCATAGTGTAGGTTTATAAGTAATCTTCGAGATCTTTAGACCGATGTCTTGATAGTAATCTATCTTGCTCTTCTTTGATAAGTTGTCTTAATTGCTTACGTGTGATCTTCACTCTTCATGCTCCTCTTCGTCTTCTATCATTTCACCCTTCCACCCTCTTTCCCGGGCAGCGGCGTAGGGATCATCCTCCCTGAATAGAATTGGGTTGACTGCAACACCATTTTGCATTATCTGAAAGTGAAGGTGTGCCCCCCTACTTGCACCTGTATTTCCCACCCTCCCTATGTGGTCTCCTTTTTTTATTTCTTGACCTACTCTTAAATTTTTCCCAGGTATTCTTTTACCCTTTTCGTCTCTCTCACCTGACCACGGCAACTCGAACATGTGAATGTACTGTGAGCTGTGGTTGACACAATCCGCGCCGTGGCCGTGATCAATGTCAACTCCATAACCGTTCACCGCGTCAGGATTAGTGTATATTTTCCTAACTACACCATCTGCAACTGCGTAGATAGGCGTGCCCGCATTTGCAGCGTAGTCGATACCTTTATGCCCAGGTCTCCCAGGGCCTGCAAAATTACTTGTGATACTCACGAGATCTTCAGCTTTTATAGGTGGTGTCGTGGCAATGTTTATTTTACTTGAGTAGTAAGACGGAACTCTTCCACCATATTTTTTAATATCAGCGAGAGTCAACCTCTTTAAGTCTGATGCCCCAACTCTGCAAAAGCTTGTCTCAAGCTCTCTTCCAAGAACTTTCTCTGCCTCTTCATCAGATATCTCATTCAGCGAATATCTAATCTCTTCTCTTATGATTCTTCTAATATTTGCATCTGAGATTTTCACATCTACAGTCCGACACTTTGAATTGTAATCTTCTTGCCGATATCCTTGAGATAATCAAACAGTTCTTTGTCACTTTTCTGGAGATCTTGTACTTTTTTCAAAAATAGACTGGAGCGATCGGCTTTGACAGAAGTTCCATCTGTTCTCATCTTTTCAAACTCAGAGCTAGCCTTTACTGTGTCAAGAGCACGCTTTGATTTTTCACTGGCATCTTTTCCGTCCTGTTGCCACTCTTGAATGAAACCGAGTGCTGCATTTGCCAGATCAGCAGTCTCAGGTTTAGCATGAGCAGATTCATTGATTATATCGTCCTCAATTTTATCAACCATTGCGCTGATCTCTTCAGCATCAAGAACACCGTCGTCATTAGTATCCGGATCATCATCCTGCTTATACTTAGATAAGATTCTCTTTATAATTGGATCTTGCTTGGGAGACAAGCCTATCCTCTTATATTTAAGTTGATTTAGAACAGATGCAAGAAAATTATCTTCCCAGTCTGTAAGCTGCTCACGTGAATCTCTAATAATAGTTTCAATGTCAGAAATTGTAGAATCATTGAGACCTGTGTATGACATCGCTCTCGAGCGTCGCCTTCTTTGTCCACCGCTGTAATTGCTTCTGCTGGATGATCCTCCACACATTTTCTGTGCTTCGCCTCTAGAGTAACCCATTAGCATATAATCTTTGATACAGTCATACCCTTCTTCATTCAAAATTTCAACTGCTTCTTTTACAAGAAGATTAATTTGTCTTCGCGTTATTTTCATTTGTTTTCTCTCATGGGATTTCCCTAGTTTGAGCAGCACCTGTTTTACCTTCAAGCTCTTCGACATCGATATCACTCAAGTCCACATCGTGAAATACGACATCATCAACGGAGTAGCTTGTATTTGCAACATCAGTGTTATCATTCTGAACGCTGATTTCATCTGCAAATAGGGACGAGAGTATAGGAAAGTCATCATTGCGCAAAACCAAGTTCATAAGATGATCATAGGCAGGACTGTGGCCAGGTAGATGTCTCTCTAGATCACCGAGTAACTCTGCTACATCTCTTCTCAAGCCCTGTATTTCACCCTCTATAGCTGATCCTCTTTTAGAAGCAATCCTGCTAGTTACATCAAGATACCAGCGAAATCGCTGATCAACAGATGCATGATCACCGTGGTGACCATCATGCTCAGATAAAATTGTAATCTCTTCATTGATGAGTCGTCTAAGATGTCTACGGGTGATTTTCATCTACTTTCCTAGCTATTCTGTAGCTTCGTGAGCATGATGCTGTTGCTTAACTGATTCGAGCATGTGAACCGGTATTCCCTTCTCAAGCACACCACTTTCAGTCCAGTATACATCATAGTTTTTTACGTCCCCTGATTCATTTAATGAATGTCTCTTGACCACACCTAGCTCTTTTAAAGCGGAACCCTTCCGCCTAACATGAGTCAGTCATGTGTGGCCGACGATCTTCTTCTGATCCTTGTCAAGCTTGGCCTGCTTCATTCCACTGCCGAATGGTGCAGACTTACCAAGTTCTTCTTGCATAATCTGCATCAACTGACTGCGAGTGATCTTCATCGAGTCTTCAGCTTTTATTCTACTCTTTTTAATTAGCTGTGCAAATTCTGGATCAGCTCTACTCTGCATAGGCATGGGTGGCTTTTCATATGTCATCTTATATGATCTATTAGTTGACTCATTCAAAGTTGTAGTGAGTAAATTTCTGAGCTGGTTGCGCGTTATTTTCATTTTTTCCTCTAGTGGGTTAGGAATCGGTATTGCAGGAAGCTGAGAAGGAATTGTCATTATCCATGTCTCAATCTTATCTATATTCTCACTCTCACCTGGGATAGTTTCTTGCAGCTTAGCTTTGTGCTTGCTAATAAGCATCAGGCACTCAAGACCCTTTGCTATATCTCCCTCAGATGGGTTCGCTGCGGTCATAGCGCAAGAAAGCATCTTATCAAGATCATCTGCGAGTGATGATGCTAGTGCCATCTTCGACATAAAATCAAGAGCGACCACGGCACTGGCGACACTGATGCCTGCATCAAGTACATCCTGTGGAACACTAGGCAAAGGTGTCTCTGATGGATTGGGTGTCTCGAGGAGCCTCGCTGCCTGTTCTCTAATAATTTTCCTAAGGGCTTTTTTTGAAATTTTCATATCAATATCCAGTGTGTGCTATAATAAATATATTGCTTCTATCTAATATTAAAACAGTATTAACAATCTATTTAATCCTCTTCTTTGATATCTTCATTAGCTTCTGGTATCTCATCAAAATCCTCTTCCTCTAAAAGCTCCTGAAGTGCCCTCTCTTTCTCTTTTTTTTCGTATGTTTTGACATCATTTTTCTTTGGACATGCCATCAAGAAAAATATAAAGATTAAATATCTCATTTTCATCCTCGCCTATAGAGATATTTATTTCGCTACTTGGATTTTAGACTAGAAGTTCTAAGATAGTCGAGCGATCCCTTCGGGACTTTAATAATTAGGATCCTGCTATCTTTAAATCTTCTAGAAAATTTTCCCATTATAACCTGAGAATTTGTGTGATCCTCGAGAAAGATTGAAATATGCGCGCCACCATCATCTGACTCTATCTTGACATCAAATGCACCATTGGTATGGTCAGGAAGGTCAACCCTAATTAGCTCAACAATGTCTTCTTTGCGCACATCTTTTTCCGGACAAGTATAACTATGTGTCTTTACGGCCTGTTTTAGATGAACAAAGATTTTCCCAGATATTTTCAAACATCAAGTGAGAAAAAATAAGAACTGTATGAAGAACAGCAGTTGTAGCTGATGCACCTTTCAAATCACCTGTCATGAAGAATGTTACTGCAAGTGTTATCAATATAGAAATCAATCTCCATGAGATAACCTTTCCTATATTTTTCAAATCTTCACGACGGTGATTCCTCTTTCGTGCTAACTACATCGAGACTATTCTCTGCAAAATTCTTACTTAGCCGACCGTTTGCCCACAGCACATCTACTAGCCGTCCAAGACGATCCATCCACCCACGTAGAAATTCAGTCTCGTTCTCTTTTGGAGAAGACTGATTACGTATTTCAACAACAACACCTGTAATCATAGAGTGACGTTGAAGTGCGGTCCCCTTCCTTATCTCTAAAAGACTATGATTTTGACGTACGATATCACCTACTTTCACTGATCACCTCATATTCAAAATTAACTGTTGTTTCATTCATTCTAAATTCAGTAGCGTCATTTCGTAAATGAAATTTTCTAGCCATCGTAGTCAGAGGAGAAAGAGTAACGACGCGATCTACACCCATATCAAAATCTTGTGCTAGCACTAGAACTTCTTTGATAATAGCTCTGCCAGCACCTCTTTCGTGACTCCACACTGTGTATGGGATTATAATTCTCCCAAATTGTGAAGTCATGCTTGTCAGGTCTTCAATATTTCTAGGAATATCTATAGTTCGCGCATAGCACATGAAAGCTTTCCATTCACCATCTCTGCCCTTCAGCCCAAAAACCCCTCTTCCTGGTGCTGTTTTAAACTCAGCGCTAAGACCAGGCCTTACAGGATCACTAGATTCCCAAAGTGCTGGCTTCAATGTCACGTATTCGAGACTATACTTCATCAACTACGACCCTTCCTGAATTCCTAAGTGAATCTCGAATTCTTAGCTCAAACTTATTTACTATTGTTTCCACTATTAGCTTCATCTTGTTCGAATTTCCTGTAATGATAATGAAAGGTGTTTCATACTTAGAGCACGCATCAATGATAATATTGTCAACGTCTTCATGTTTTATACCATGAAGATCAATTACCTTCACTGATCACCTTCACTTCTCCACGAGCTTCCTCGAAGTCATCAAGACGCCAGGATCCACAGTCGAACATTACGTGCCAGCTGTTTAGTGGTGCCGGACCAAGCACTACCCCAACGCGATTAGAGTTTCCACTACAAAAAAAACATTCACACTGATAATCCTCCCATGCCTGTGGCGGACATGCTTTTACTTCTACAAGATCACCAATTTTCATTCTTTCCCTACCTTTTGCAATATGATACCATCATAAAAACCGCCGTGAGTCTCTTGCTTATTTCTTGCGACGTTAATCGCTACTTCAAAATCCAAATCATTCAGATGGCAAAATGCCTTAATGACTTCGAGCATATCAGCGGCTTCTTCATAGCAAGGATTCTCGATAAACTCTTGTGTCTCTTCTATCATCTTAAGCTCCAGCAACTCGACGTGCTCATCAACACTGCTTACAGATCTAGTTAAGCACCAGCTACCATCAGCTTCAATTATTTCTGGTATACCATCTCTAACTAGCTTCACTTATCACCTCATAGTATTCAATCAAACCTGATTTCACTTCTCCACCAGGTAGAATTACTTTGACTGCATTGTTGGACGTCTCAAGAACTAGCAGCGGTGCCTCAGTGTATCTAATTACATCATCACCCGTCTTTTTCATCCAAAAGGATATATACTTCATCTTCACAAGATCACCTACTTTCATTGTTTTACACGTTTCATTTTTAAAAATTAGATTACCTTTTTATTATATCACTTTTATTGATGATTTTCAAATCATCCCACCACTTTCCACTAATTCTGCCATCTTCCCACATGACTAAGCATGCCGGTGGAATTTCTAAATTATCATTTTTTAGTTCGACAACTATTCCCACAAGGTTTTCATCTTCTCTTATAACCAGATCACCCCTTTTCACTTAACAGCTTTGCTCTCCACAAAGAAAATCTTTTCGTATCTAGGCCACCGACAACACACTCAAGCTGAGTCAGTGTCAACTCATCATCAGGCCTCTCAAGAGAAAAAATTGTTGCAGACTCTATTGTATGAGCTTGTAATTTCTGCTTCCTGATGTCTCTAAGAAATACGAGATTATCTATTTTCATCGATCACCTTCATAGTTACAATAGCACCGCAAGTATTATCTTCTGTATCACCCACCCACTCTGACTTAAGACTGCCATCTGGCGTGATATATGAAACTCGCTTTGGATGATCTTGTGTAGTCATGATATTGAAACTGCTAATATCTACGATGACACCGATTCCCATTTTTCCAACCTGAATCTCTCCTGATTCATACCGCGGAATATGTCGATATATTTCTACTAGATCACCGACTTTCATTGATAATCCTGACGTCTGTTCTTCGCAACCAGTTCTCGTGACACTCACTGATGACGAGAATCCATATACCGCGTGTCTTTGTGACCAGTTTCGTCGGACCAATCGATCCCTTAACTATCACAAGGTCTCCCACACTTGGTGCACCGCTAGGTGTTACCATTGATCACCTCCAGCCTGTTAGATTCTTCGTATGTAAATCCCTTGTCTGACCACAGTATCAGTACTCGATCTCGAATACCGTCAGCCGTCACACCAATAAAATCAACCATGTTCGAACGAATACATTTACCACGCTCGACCTTTGAAACCTTGTAGGCTGTAGAAGAGCCATAGTGCTGCTCGTCGATACGAACAACAATCCCAGGCATTGCACGCATGAAGGGGCCTCGCTTCATTTTCACCAGGTCACCGACTTTCATCGATCACCTCACAATCTTTTTCTATTGCAAAACCTACAAGTTCAACCTTACCATTAATCAATATGTGATAGTCATCCGGATATCCAGCTGAAGCCGAATATGTGTTTTGCGAAACCTTATCGATAATCAAGCCAGAATTAGAGCTGAATCCGTATACACTAACAGCTTTCTCACTCAAGCGAACATGATCACCGACTTTCATCTTCTTGTCCTTCTGGATCATTCTTTCTGTCATCCCAATCATTCCTTGCAGTGTCTTTATCGAATTCTCCTGAAGCTGTAGCTGTTGGAGCTATTTCTGCTAGAACCCTCTTTTTGCGAGCATTTATAACACCTACAGCTTCTGCTTGTCCACAGTCTAAACAAGTTTCGTATCCTAATTCTAATCGTTTATCTGAATACTCTTCTTCACATGTTATACATTCTGCCATTTTATTTCCTCTTTGTCATTATTGCTATTGTCTTTAGTTACTTTCATTAATCACCTCAAACAGTGCTGGGATGTGAGCTGAGATGTGTCCTTTTTCCCACAGTACTTCTATTTGCACTAGCTTGTGGTAGTGATTTTTCCACGTCTTCACAATAACACCGTGTCGCGGAACTTGGGGAGGTTGTGTCTTCTTCATCTTCAATGATACCAGGTCACCGACTTGCATTGAGGACCTCCAGCTTTCTACTCTTAGTTGTTTGAATATGACTGTCGCCCCACATTATTTTAATATCACACCGTCCCACATAGACACCCTTCTCAATTACCAGCATTGCTTGAGGGTAGTCTGGGAATGCATTTCGATATTTTACCAGATCACCGACTTTCATTGACAAACTCCATCGTTGAGCTCTTTGCCATTTTAACATTTCCATCAGCGCATAGAACTTTAATATCGCGGCCGCCCACATAGACACCCACCGCAATTACTAACACTGCTTGTGGAGAGCCTGGGAATACACCCCGATATTTTACCAGATCACCGACTTTCATGCGCACTCCCTCACGACAACGTAGTGTTTTTGATAGACATGAGCCATGCGCTGTGGACGACCTGAGCAGTCGTTGTTGAGCAGTACAAGATCCAGCTTCTCATTACCAGGCCAATCATGAACCGCAATTACCACCGAGGTGGAACCTCGAATCTTCTTGCCAGAGTACCGACAAACTTGCTTTACCAAATCACCGACTTTCACTTTCCATCCACTTGTGCCTAATCAGCTGGGTGCCTGTGAAGCATTGGTTTCCTTCATCTGTCAAGACCCAATATATTCTTAGCTCAGGCTTAGTCCTAGCAAGATGAGATGGGCTGGTTAGCATTGTAATCATTCCAATCTTCCCAGCTTGCTGACATAATCGAAGTGCTACCAAGTCACCGACTTTCATTTGTAGTAGACCACGTAGAGGTTGTTGTCGGTCCCCCGGGCTAGCCCGTCAGCGAATAGCACCAACCACACATTGCACGTCCATGCAACGCGCCGCGCCAGCTTCTCAACGATCACTCCAGCTTGATTTCGCTGGGTATGCATTACCAAGTCACCTACTTTCACTGATCACCTCCAATTGTCGTTCGGGATATCTTATAAAGTTGGCGGCGTCCGGCCATTGAACATAAACCTGGACTGGCCCAGCGGAAACTGGTCTTATACGCGTGATGAGACCGACCTGATCAGCGTAATCTGATTCATCACTAAAGAATCTCACAAGGTCACCGACTTTCATCGATCACCTCTTCATATATCACACCTGCTTCCTCATCATTCTGAAGATTGTAGAAGAAACATCCCACTCTATAGGACGGGACACCGATAAAATATGTCAGCCTCTCCCAGTGTGTTGGATGATATATCTTATCTTCCAGATCAGAACCGTCGTCAAACATATCCCACCATCGGAAAGACGCTTCACAAAAGACGTACCCGAGCCAGTCCAAGATTTCCCACTTTATCCTAGCAAGATTCATCAATTACCTCAAGCTGAGTTTCTGGCCAGACAACCATCTTTCCGTCGGAAGCCAGAATAGACCACCAATCATCAGAAAACGTGCCGTATTCAAGAAGCACACCAGTTCTTTTTTCCACGTCCTTAAACCTTACCATGTCACCGATCTTCATTAATAGCCCGTTTACCTATATTATACATTAAATATACATTAGTTGCACGTAACATTCTCAAATATTCGTCAATTTTCACTGAGAGCCTCATCAAACACCTCACACCAATTTGCATGGAACCTTTGAATGACACCCAGGTCATTTCGCAAAATCTCCCACCAGCGTCCAGTCCAAAATCCAACGACAATTCCCTCGACGACTTCATCTTCGTCGATTAGATCGAGGAGAGGGTTCAAACCTGGTGTCTTCCCTTTTGGAACAATAATTTTTACCAAGTCACCGACTTTCACTGATCACCTCGAGATGGTGCGGCAAGAATGATACAAGCTTGCTGTTAATGAAAACGAATGTTTCGTTCCGCTTCTCACGAATCTCAAAGATGATTCCGGTATGACC